CAAAATAAAAAAAATAAATAAAATATAGTTAGAAGTAGAGACAAAATGTGACAAAATTTTGTCACATCACCCTTAACGCCTAGAGCCCCAAGGGTTATGCAATGGTTGTGCATAGGATTTTTGTCCTAAATTTTGTCACATCGATGTGACAAAACTCCTGAAACGTTGATATGACGGGGTTTGGGACGTGACAAAATGTGACATTTTTAAACATGTATGATTTGCTTATGCATAAATTGTCAATAATTATTCATTTTATGGGGTCTTGACATTTGACATTTTATGTGTTATACTATTAGTACATAATAAATTACGAAGAAAACAAGGAGTATGATGATGACAGAAACAGCCGCAGAGCTTTTACAAAGATTAGGTGTTAAGGTTGACCATTCACAAGACGACCAATTCGTTGAGGTTGAACCAACAAATATGTTCCGAACAGTTATTTTTGAGAATTTAAAACGTGGTGATAAAAAACCTGCCCGTTTATCTGTTCGTTTGAACTTTGAAAGTGACCAAGTTATCTATACTGAACGTGTGAAATCTCGTGCTGAGGTTGTTGGGTTCGTTATGCCTGAGGGTGAAGACAATGAGGGTCTCTTTGTACACGAAACACAAATGGTTGATGGTGATTCTGAAAGTAACACATATCACCAATTCCGTTTGCAAGCTGTAAAATATGCTACTAAAGCAATTGAAGAAGAGTTAGCTCGTATTAGTGCATTACCAGCAGAAAAACAAGAGGAATACAAGAATTTATCCCTGATTAGTAATCAATTAATGGCTTATCTTATGGATAAAAATGAGTTCTTTATGGACTTGCAAAAACAAGTCAACAATATCACTTCACGTAAATTACCACGTGTAAATGAATATATGCTTTATCAAGGTGAATTAAGCGATAAATTCAAAGCAACTGGACGTGTAGATTACGAAAACCCTGCAACTGCTGAATTCACAGAAGAGCAAAAGCACCTTGTTGACACATTTTTGGACACATTTTTAGATGATGACAGCAAACTTGCATTGTCATGGTATTTTGGTGCCGCATTATCTAACGTAGATATCCATGATGACCGAGTTTCTAAGATGATGGTTGTATCTTCAGGTCAAGGTGGTTCTGGGAAATCATCTCTGATTACTGGTTTGACAAAAGCTTTAATGGGTGAATTATATTCTACAGTTAGTCCATCATTTGACACATATTTTGTTTCAAATAACCGTTTTGCAACATCAACACTTCCAACTACACGTATGACTGTGTATTCAGAAGCAGAATTCAATGACCCAAATCTGGGAAATGAGCATAATTTCAAAGGTTTAGACATTTCTATGATTAAATCTTTTATTGCTGACGGTTACATTTCTGATGAAAAGAAAACCAAAGATGCTGTAATCAAACGTATCCATGGTCTTCACACTGTTTTGACTAACAATGTTCCTGTTATTACTGACGCCGCTGAAGCATTGCGTCGTCGTCTTTTGCCTGTTGTTGTAAAACCAACACGCATGCAGGATAAAGCGGCACATTTAGGACTTGTTGGACAAACTACTTTTAACCAATATCTTGTTGACAATGCTCAAGCCTTTGCCAACTACTTTGTAAACGTATTTACCACAAATGAATATCTCTTCACTTATGACGACTACGACCATGAGGCTTTTCAAGATGCCATCACAGACGGTCAATTATCTACTCAAGATAAGAAACGTAATGATGAAGAAACCCTTTCACGTCAAGTGGAAGCGGCTGCAAATAACGATATTATTCAAGCCATTGATGAATTAGCGGAAATTAGTGGTGTCACTGATACAAGCGAAATCAAAAAAGATATTCAACTAGCTCTAGTCAATGGTGAATTGTCTAATATGCGTATGGCTGATGGAGCCTTGTATATTGACTCAACAAAACAAGCCTTTATGAAATATCCTCAAGGTGAAGAACTTCGTAAACTCCTAATTAAAGCCTTTGGCCCAACTGTACGCAAATTCCAAAAACGAATGATTAAGGTGGACGTGAAACGTGCGTGATAAGATTCTACAACTTTTAGCAGAAGCCCATGACCTTGAGCGTACAGACCCAATTGTTGTCAACACTCGTTATGACTTGTCATTAGTTGGGGAAAAAGTGGGTGATGAATACCATGTTCCTGTTAAAATCTTAGACAATTATGAACTTCGTTTATCTGATGAAGCGCTTGAAGCCGCCGAACAATTAGTCTATCATTTTCTAAATGGTGACAATATTCAAGATTTGGACAAGTTAGACTTAGACTATGCTGCTATTTATGACGCTGACACAGTGCTACGTAAACGGGCAGAGTATGGTGTTGGGGCACCGGCTATTATGTATTTGGCTCGTATTTTGGTTAAGTATGAGTATTCGAGCTTAAATGCATATCCAATCAATCATGGAATTGTAGCTGAATGGCACCACACACATGACCAAGTCATTATTTCTGGATTTAGTCAAGAGAAGTTTAGACAATATTGTCAAGATACAGGTAACACTTGGTGGGGTATTAAATATGTCAAAGCCCAAATGGTAGATGAATTAAGACCTGTTATAGCGTCTTATCTTCGCAATAACGTTTGGATTACTGATGACAAATACTTCACTAACCTGTTGGGTGCTATTGCTCATAATCAGTTTAGAGTCACATCAAAGGCCGATTATGAGTTAAGTATGTGGGTGTATATGAGTGATTGAAATGATGTTATTTGAGGAATATTATTTGAGCACATTTGGACGAACCCATGTGGGGTAAAGTGCTGAAAATACCTCAAAACTGGGTGTTAAGGGATTTCTGTAGGCTTTTCTAGGAAGAGCATAAGGGGAATCCTTAACCAGACATCATAAATCCTTTGTAGAAACGAGGTTTCCTTGTTAGAATTAAATATGCAAGATTTGATAAAAAATGTAAACCTGTTTATGGAAAACCACAATGCACCACACATTTCTGAGTCAGATGATTTAATTGAGAAGTCTGAGTGTTATGTGGAAATGAACAATTGGTTAAAAACTGCTGAAAAACCCGTATTAGAAGAGTTAATTGATGAATATGGACTTTTAATTCCTGTTATCACACTTACTGGTCTCAATTTAGACCATGTGACAATTCTCCAATCACAAACAAATGTAAACTATTCAGGATATGTTCGATATATTGATATGCTATTGACTCAAGTAACGCAGAAAAAAGTTTCCAAACTTCGCAAACTAGCATTACCCTTGTTAGATGATGCTAATGAGTTAACAAAAACAGAACTTCGGTCAAAAATGACTGCTACCATTATTGAACGTTATATTAACCTACAAGTTACCAACAAAGATGCTTTATTAGATTTGGCATCTCTTGTTGCTTAATTCATTTCGCAAGTCGTATACACGACTTGCGCCTTGGGGCTTTGCCCCAATCAATGTGTCATGACACATTTCCCCATTCATCTAACGAAATGAGAAGTGGGAGTTCGTATATACATACGAACACAAATGGGACAAAGTCCCATACCCTATTCAATTCATGAATATTTACGAATATTCATTATTCTGCATAAATTCGTATATACATACGAATAAAATGGGACATTGTCCCAAACCCTATTCACTTTATGAATATTTATGGATTTCTTGTATACACAAGAGTAAATGGGACAAGTCCCAAGCCCTATTTGATTCATGAATATTTATGCAGTTTATACGACTTCTTATTACGAAAATGAATGGAGCAAATTAGATGTATGAAAACGACAATCTCAAAAGACTCAAGAGACCAGTTGGCTAAGCTTTTAGACAAGCGTATTCGATTAACGGGTACGATTGTAGACATACACGGCCACAAACGCCGTAAGGTTGTCCAATATCAGGTGACCTTAAAAGATGTACACATTGACCAAATTCCTGAACCGATTGACCATTTGAATATTTTTCTTTCAAAAGATTCAATGCCTGCTTCAGTCAAAAAGTTATTTGGTAAGAAGCAATACGATTTACTGACGTGCACTGCGAAAGTATGCAAATACCGTCGCCGGACAGATAAAAGTGGTTTCCGAACAACCGCTTATGGGGTAAAAGAATTGAAAAAAATTGAATTGAAAACGACGAATGGAGAAACAACAAATGCACTATCACGTACTGAAAAATCTTGACATTAATTTCCGGATGTCACGTGATTACGTTTTATACGATGAATACGGTAATGAATTAGAACGTCAACACATCTTGCCATACTGCCAAATTACTATGGACGAATCTGATGTGGAAGACATGTTAGAAAATGCAAATGCTGTTGCTGATAAAGTAACAGTATATCTGAAACATACAACCACGACACACCCAATTGAAAATATCAATGATATTTCAGGGGCACGACAAATTATTCAAAATGCTGTAGCGACTCTTATTGACAACTACACAGACCAATCATTTCATGATGAATACATTAAAGTAATGTCACCAAATGTTAGTCGTTTTGAATATTTTGAAACAACAGCGACAGAAGAAACTCGTGTTTTTCTAATGTTTAAGCACAACCTTTTATCTTCTGAAGTGTTGATGCCTGCTCGTCCGGGTGCTGTTGTAAACGAATATGAGGTCATCACTAAATGAACGAATTAATTAGTTCTTTAAAAGAGTTACGTGATGAGTCATCTAAAAAGGCTAAAACTGAAATTATTCAGAAATATCAGACAAACCCTTTATTTATGGATGTTTTATACTTTTTGTATAATCCATTTATTGTAACTGGTTTATCTACCAAAAAGATGTCTCGTGACGTGACACCCAATAGACAAATCACTGACCTAAAAGAATTGCTTGATTATCTAATTGACAATAACACAGGTTCAGATGAGGTCTTGAGTGTTGTGCAAGGTTATTTAAGCACACATGATGATGAAGCAAAAGAGATATTATCACAACTGGTGTCAAAAACACTAGTTTTAGGTGTGTCTGCAAAAAGTATCAATACTGCAATTAAGGATAACTTGATTCCTGTATTTGAGGTGCAGCTGGCATTTCCGTATGATAAAGCGATTACAGCAACATCAACCACTCGTCAAATTGACCGCTACGGTGATGACGATTTGTTCTATGTAACACAAAAACTTGATGGTTTTCGTGGTATCATTACTTACGAAAATGACAACGTCACAGTTTTTAGTCGAAAGGGACAACGTATTGAAGGTCTGAATGACCTTTGTTCTTCTGTAAAAGAGTTTGTCCAAACAAATGACTTAGATGCCAAAAATCCCCAAGGATTAGTTTTTGATGGTGAATTATTACTAGATAAAGATTTACCGTCAGATGTATTATTCCGTGAGACATCTAAAGTGTTACGTAAAGACGGGGAAAAGAAAAACATACGATATCATTTATTTGATATTGTACCATTGCAAGAGTTTTATTACTCTGATATGTCAACCAACACCTATACTGAGCGTAGACAAGTGTTGGATACTTTACAATCAACTCAATGGGTTGAAGTGGTACCTGTTTTAGCTGTTGTCACAAAAGACAAAATTGCTGAATGGTCTAATCATGCGACTGAGCATGGTTGGGAAGGTGTCATGTTAAACTACGCTGAAGGGTACTATCGTACCAAACGTTCAACAGAATTGTTGAAGGTTAAAAAAATGCATACAGCAGATTTAGAAATTGTCGGTTTTAATCAAGCCATCGATGGTAAATTTGCAGGTATGTTACAATCTATCAATGTTAAACTGGACGATGACAACATTGTCCAAGTCGGTAGCGGACTGACAGAAGAACTCCGCAAAGAAATTTGGGAAAATCAAGATAAATATATCGGATGTATTGTCGAAATTCAATATTTTGAACAAAGCCAAGACCGTTTTGGGAACAAATCATTAAGGTTCCCTGTGTTCAAAGATTTCAGGTTCGATAAGTCAACCGAAGATGTAAATGTAGAGTAGCATCGTTGAAGATTCGTCTTCAACCATATTAAATTGAAACCACCAAAACCGAAAATTGATAAAAAGCCTCAATAAGAGGTAATCAATCTGAAAACAAAGGTGAAATAATTATGAAAACAATTTTTAAGATTCTTAAGTGGGTATTTACAGCAATCATTACTGTAGTACTTCTCATTACTGGTGTATTTTTCGTCCTAGCAATTCCATTCGGAATTATGATGGGACTTGCAGCAACAGACGGTTTGAGCGATGGCATGAACCGGACATTTAAGAATCATCGCTAAGAGTATGGGGAATTTTCCTCATGCTCTTTTTAGAAACTCTTTAACAGAGTTTCTTTTTTTTTCCGGGTAACAACCCAACATTTTATGACAGGAGTTGTTAGCACATGTTGCAATTATTTGGTGCATTTTTCATTATTGTTGGTATGGTTGCATATCAATTAAAAGATGAATTATCAACAGAAGCTGTCTTGCCATTTTCAATGGTCTTTACCTTAATGGGACTAGCTTTACTCATGTATAAGCCATTATAAAGGAGAAACTATGGACATCTTAAATCCAACACTTCATGCTGCAACAGCAATATTTGTCTTATTTGCTTATTTTGCAACGTATATGCAAATCACACTTATATCAAGTGACAAGATACCACACGGTCGTTTTATGACCTTTATTGTACTGGTTATCACATTACCATCGTTAATTTATGGAATTCATGCTTTGGCGACACATCCAGCACAAGAACTTGCACCAAAGGTTGTAAAAACATATACATTAAACGATGTGGATATCACAAAAACGGCATCTGTATCTTTTGACATTACTGAACAAAACCTTGGAGTTTGGAAACATACACAAGGCCGTTTAAATTTAGCAACGCAGGCCTATAAAGGTGGTACGATTATTGACCGTAAGACTCAAAAGTCTTATAAAATTGATGAAGTACGTGAATCCAAATCTGTAAAGGAACCCGTTTTTCAAATCATTGAAAAGCGAACAGTGTACAATCATCCACACATGAAAGACAATATTGAAACAACCATTGTTCTTGTAATACCAACAGAACTGGGGGAAATCAAGTAATGAAATCAGCTATGTTAATATTAGGTATCGTTATCATCATTGTAGGTATTGGTACAGCTATTTACCAATCAACAGCCCGCCACAGATATTATATACGTATGTATGGAGATGACATCATTGATGGCTGCGCCATTATTGTCATTGGGATTATTTTTTTACTCCTACATCCATTTGCTGATAACATGTTTCCAGAAACAGAAACTGTTGGCCCAAAAGTCGTACAGACCTATAAAATGACAGATGTTGATATTGTCAAAAATAACACAACAGAATTTGAGTTGACACAATACAACGCTTTAGTTGTCAGTCATACAAAAGGTCTTATCAAGACCGCAACAGACGCCTATAAAGGTGGCAAAATCGTACTTCATGACGGAAAAGAAACCGAATACGAAATTGAAGAGGTTCGTGAAAGTTCAACAGTCACAGAACCAACGTTCAAGTTGATTGAAACCCGAACAAAATACAAAAATAGTAATTGGCCAGATGATGTACAAATCAAAGTTGTACTTTTGTTACCCCAAAAGACTGAGGAGACAAACTAGTCTCCTCAAGTCATTAAAATTGACAAACCGTAAAACTGATGTTATAATAGTAGTAGCATCGAATCAGATGAAAGGACATAAGCAGGAAACTGCAGGTTAATATATGGAAAACACTCAAACAAAAGTCAAAGTACCTTACAACACATTAGAATATGGTGATGTAATTCAAATTCGGGCTCCATTTGAAGAAAATATGCCTGAATATTATAACGGTTATTCTGTATATGATGTGCGTGGTTATAAGGTGCGTGATTCTATGGGTATGACTTATAAGTTCAGACCTGTAATGGTTATTTCTGTAACTGAAGATGAATTAACCTATATTCCATTAACATCGTCATATGGCGGTGAACACGATGATTTTTATCAATATCAATTGAAAGATAACTCAATGACACCACAATACAGTGACAAACCTATCACAACGTATGCTGAAACAGGTAATGTACGAGTTATCCCAATTCGAGCTGATGCAAACGTCACATACTGTGGTGCAATGACCCACGAGGACAAAACCGAAGTCACAAAGATGTTGAACAAACATGCTTTCAATGTGATTGATGGATTAGATGAACACAAGTTCATGTCAGAGCAACAAAAAGAAGTACTTGAGAACCGTTTAGAGGCTACCGGATATGAACAAACACCTGTGCCAAATGGAATCAAATATACTCAAGAAAATCGTGAGTTTACGATTTATGACTCTGGCGTTGTCTATTATCATTTTGAGTTACCTTTAGAAACAATAATCAGGCGAACAGAAGTCAGAGATAATATCACTATCGTTCGACCAGAAGTTGTTTATGAAGATACCTCATTTGAACAAAAATTACAAGAATTAAATGGGAGTCAAATTTATGAGCAAACCGCAAGCAGTTAACAATGTAACCTACTCTTTAGAGTCTTTTGAGATTGATTATCTTCAAGAAACCGAAGACAATGGTTATGAACTGGTTCACATCACAGAAGCAGGAGAAACGAAGAAACCGTTTACAGCAAAACAATATGAATCAGAAGAAGAAGCGATGCTTGATTTAGTGGGTGAAGTGATTCCCGAATCATTTGTACCACATATTGAAAAAATGTATGGACGTAAAGCGACTTGGGACGCTATTAACAATGTCATCTTTATTGGTAATCCAAATGGATATTATGACGGTCGAGTAAACAAATATCGCAACGCTCGTGATATGGGTATGGAAGCTGTTGACCATTATGAGTTGTCATTAGTTTATGCTGTACAACAAACAATTAAATGTATTAGAGCTATGGTGAGTAACTAGTTTCTGACTAGTTGCTTTTTCATCACAAAAGCACTTTACAAAACATCAGTTATGATGTATAATGAAATTATGCAAATAAATTCTACGAAAGGGATACATGTTAAAAGATTTAGACAATGTAACATATTTTCGATTGAATAATGAAATCAATCGACCAATTAATGGGGTAATTCCTCTTCAAAAAGACCAAGAAGCTCTTGAAGCGTTCATGAAAGAAAATGTTGAACCACATTATGTTAAGTTTGACACATTCAAAGACCGTATTGATTATCTAATCGAACATGATTATATCGATACAACAATGTTGGATAAATATTCATTTGAATTCATGGAAAATCTTCATAAATGGCTATATGAACAGAATTTCAAATTTGGCTCCTTTATGGCTGCCTACAAGTTCTATCAGCAATACGCCTTGAAGACTGATGATTTGAATTATTATCTGGAAAACATTGAAGACCGTATTTGGAACAATGCTTTATACTTTGGTAATGGAGATGAAACTCTTGCTCAGCATTTGGCTGAAGAAATGATTACTCAGCGTTACCAACCAGCCACACCATCATTTCTGTCAGCTGGACGTGCTCGCGCTGGGGGACTCATTTCATGTTTCCTGTTAGACATAACAGATGACATGAACAGTATTGGACGTGGAATCAACTCCGCCTTACAGTTATCAAAACTTGGTGGTGGTGTTGGCCTTAGTCTTTCAAACTTACGTGAGGCAGGAGCACCAATTAAGGGTGTCCAAAACGCAGCATCAGGTGTTATTCCTGTTATGAAATTGTTGGAAGACAGTTTCTCTTATGCTAATCAATTGGGGCAACGTCAAGGTGCCGGAGCAGTTTATCTCAGTGTTCACCACCCAGACATTATGGCCTTTTTATCAACTAAAAAAGAAAACGCTGATGAAAAGATTCGTGTAAAGACCTTATCATTGGGACTTGTTGTAACTGACAAATTCTATGAAATGGCTCGTAAAAATGAAAAACTCTATCAATTCAGCCCAATTGATGTTGAACGTGAATATGGAAAACCATTTTCATACGTAGACATTACTGCTGAATATGATAACATGGTGGCTAACCCACGTATCAAGAAGACTTATGTTCAGGCTCGTGTATTAGAAGAAGAAATTTCTAAACTGCAACAAGAGTCAGGATACCCATATGTTATGAATGTGGATATTGTCAATCGTGCAAATCCGGGTAATGGTCGTGTCATCATGAGTAACTTGTGTTCTGAAATTCTTCAATCACAAGTACCAAGCAAAATCAACAACAATCAAGATTTTGAAGTCATGGGACAAGACATCTCATGTAACCTTGGTTCATTGAATATGGTGTCGCTTATGAATACACCAAACATGGAACAAACAATTGAGACAGCCTACAGAGCTCTTGTATATGTTTCTGACAGTTCAAATGTTGATGTAGTACCAACGGTTAAACATGGTAATGATTTAAACCATACAACCGCTTTAGGGCTTATGGGACTTCACAGTTACTTTGCCGTAAACCATGTTGAATATGGTAGTCCTGAAAGTTTGGAAATTACAAATTTAATTTTCCTTTTAATGAATTATTACACATTGAAAGCATCTAATCAAATTGCTCGTGAACGTCAACAAGCCTTTGAAGATTTTGAATTTTCAAAATATGCTGACGGCACTTATTTTGAAAAATACTTGACAACTGATTACCAACCAAAATTGGACAAAGTTAAAGAACTTTTCAAAAACATTGCTATTCCAACACAAGATGATTGGGCACAATTGAAAGACGATATTCAACGATATGGTCTATATTCTAAGTATCGTATGGCTGTAGCACCAACAGGTTCTATTTCTTACGTTAATGGTGTATCCGCATCTATTCACCCAATTATCAATCGTATTGAAGAACGTCAAGAAAAGAAAATTGGTAAAATTTACTACCCCGCTCATGGTTTGTCAACAGACACTATTCCATATTATACTTCAGCTTATGATATGGACATGCGTAAGGTAATTGATGTTTATGCAGCAGCAACTGAACACGTTGACCAAGGTTTATCATTGACCTTGTTTGTCCGTAGTGAAATTCCTGAAGGTATGTATGAATGGAAACGTCCGGGTGAAACCAAACAAACCACTCGTGATTTATCTATTTTGCGTAACTATGCCTATAATAAAGGGATTAAGACCATTTATTATGTTCGTACCTTTACGGACGATGGCGACTCTATTGGCGCAAACGAATGCGAAAGCTGTAGTATTTAAAGTTTGGCGGATTTATTTCCGCCAACGTTATAAGGAAAAGGATAAAATTATGACATTTAACGTTGTTAAACGTAATGGGGATATTGTTTCATATAACCCTGATAAGATTTTCCAAGCAATTTCAAAAGCGTATAAGGAAGTATATCCGATGACAGACGATGCTTCTAAGAAGATTTCTGAAATTGTAAATAAGGTGAGTTATGATTTACGTGATTTAGATTCACCACATGTACCAATCAGTGTTATCCAATCATTGATTGAAAATCGTCTCTTGGACTATGGATTATTTCATGTAGCTGAACACTACATTGAATATCGTATCCAACGTGACATTGAAAGATATGGTTATGGAGACCATATTGACGTAAAATTAACATTTAAGCAGGTATAAAATGACTTATAAAGCCATAAACTGGAACAAAATTGAAGACGTCTTTGACAAAGCCACATGGGAAAAGCTAACTGAACAATTCTGGTTAGATACCCGTATTCCAATTTCAAACGATTTAGATGACTGGCGTAAATTAAGCCAACAAGAAAAAGACTTGGTTGCAAAAGTATTTGGTGGTCTGACACTTTTAGACACCTTACAATCAGAAGTAGGTGTTGAAAGTTTAGTCCCGCATGCAAGAACACAACATGAGGTTGGTGTATATAGAAATATCAGTTTTATGGAATCGGTTCATGCTAAATCTTATTCATCAATTTTCTCAACCTTGTTGACACCAAAAGAAATTGAAGATGTGTTTGAATGGACATATACACATCCAGCACTTCAGAAAAAAGCTCAAATTGTTGAAGACATTTATAAAAATGGCAATTCACTAGAGCGTAAAATCGCATCTGTATTTCTTGAAAGTTTCCTCTTTTACTCAGGTTTCTTTACGCCTTTGTATTATTTGGGAAATAACAAATTACCGAACGTTGCGGAAGTTATTAAGCTAATCATTCGTGATGAATGTCTAACAGCTGACCACTTCTTGTTGACACCAACGGGTTGGAAATCAGTAAGTGAAATTCGTATTGGTGATGTGGTTGCACAATTTGATAAAGACACAAAAGAGTTATCTTTTACAAAAGTTCAACATACTTCAACACATATCCCAGAACACACATATATGTTGAAGACTGAACAGAACCATTTATCAGTACATTGTTCACCAAACCATCGAATTTTAGGTTACTACAATGAAAACCCCGTTGTGCAAACAGCACAAGAGTTTAAAAAAGGTAATAAACATATTCCAAATACCGGTGACTTCGTAGGTGTTGATTGTGAACCATTAACAGCTCAAGAACGATTCCTAATCGCATTACACGCTGATGGAACATATAGTAAAGCATTGAACAAATCTGGAAAAATCACACGAAATGGTGAGAAGACAGGTACAATTCCTGTAAGATTTTCATTGAGTAAACAACGAAAAATTGAAGAATTCGAAACGTTGTTATCTGAATTGAATTACAAATATTCAAAAGTGGAAGACACTGTTGAAATTGAAAATCGAGCAACACGTTACCATTATACGGTACAAATGCCCGTTGATTTAGCACCAGCTGACCGTGTCAAAATATTACCAACTCGTGATTTTGACACAGTTGATAAACAATGGTGTCAAGATTATATTGATGAAATCGCCAAGTGGGACGGACATATTGTCAAAGAAAACCCTGCCCGAATCACATATGGTACAGTTGATAGTGATGCAGCTAAACTAGTGCAGACTATAGCTACATTAGCAGGGTATCGGGCTCATTACACCGTTCGTAAAGATGACCGCAAAGAATCTTATCAAGATATTCATCGAGTACAAATCAACACAAATCGACAATCAACAAACACACAGTGTTTGATTGTTGAAGAAGCACCATCACAACAGGTATATGGTGTCCAAGTACCCGCAGGGTTCTTATTGACCAAACATAATAACGCGGTATCAGTGACTGGAAACAGTGTTCATGGGACTTATATCGGCTATAAAGGCCAATTAGAGTTCAATGAATTAGCAGAATCCGAACAATCACGAATTCGTGACTGGGCTTATGGCCTGTTAATGACATTATATGAAAATGAGTTGGAATACACTCATGATTTGTATGACGAAATTGGTTGGACTGATGAAGTTATCACATTTTTAGAATACAACGCCAACAAGGCTCTTATGAACCTTGGGTTTGACCCATTGTTTCCAACAGACGCCTCAGATGTAAACCCAATCATTATGAATGGTATTTCTACAGGCACATCAAACCATGACTTCTTCTCACAAGTTGGTAATGGTTATCTCTTAGGTCAAGTAGAACCAACTGAAGACGATGACTACCTTATGGGCTTAGATTAAGACTTGTCTATGACAAGTCTTTTCTTATACTGAGGTCACAAACTTGTCAACACTCACAGATTATGTTATAATAGAAATATAACAGAAATGGAGAAAAAGCAATGCTACAGGACAACAAGGACTTATCAGAATTATTACTTTTACAACGCATCATCAAAGTTGAGAATAGTAAATTATACTTAGAAAACGGCACAACCTTAACTTTCAAATCAAAAGAAGATGACCGTGCTTATGCTGATGGTTATTGGCTTACTCCTGATAATTTTGAAGGACTCATTACATCAGTTAAATATGAACACAAGTATGATTGGAACCGTAATAATTCGGAAGTGACCATCACTTTGTATCATAACCAAAATGAATTGGCTCAAGCTGAAGCTTACGCACAAACCGATAATCCGGGATATTATTACTCAGTTGTTGAGGTATCTGTTGAGTCAGTTAATGGTGAAAAAGTTTTCACTTTGTTAGATTGTGATGACGGCAACGACCTTACTGAAGCTGATGACGTAACCAACACCTATGTGGAAAAGTATTACATGCTTGATGATGACACATTAAACTCATTAAATGATGAGCTACAGGCCGTGAAATAGTCTTGACAAAAAGATGAAGATATGGTATAATAGACTTACTAAACGCAAAAGGTAGGTCTATTTTTTATGTCATATGATATTAAAGTAAAATTCCCAAAAATTGAAGAAGACACACAAGATAAAGTCAATGTCCAAACTCGTGAAGAGCAATACTATGACCAAGAATATGATGAGGTTTTAGATTTATATTCACGATATGAACGTGAAGGTTATAAAGTGTCTGCAACCTTTAAAACTGAAGGTGACGTAGATTATCGTGTTATTGCTGATACTTTAGAGCAATCAGACGTAGCTTATACAGCTTCTTTAAAATTCCAAAACAATAGCAACCGTGGTATGTATGACGATGTTCAACAAATCGCATCGATTACATTTCAACAAGGTTTTGACTTTGATGTTGCTGCTATTTTGAAAATCAATGAAGAATCCACTGTTGATTTCGACCACGAAAACACATGGTTTTCAGAAGACGCTGTTTATCAGGTGAAACCTAAAGCTAAAAGTAAAGACTTGACTGAACTGTTACCATTATATGAACGACTAATTGAAGCGGGATATGATGTTGTCTTTGATATTAAACCAAAATCAGGTATCACAGCTGATGATTTCGCTGTTCGTTTAGCTGCATATCCTGCTGGTACTGAATTGACATTTAAACTAAAAGATGCTGAGTTTTAAGGGGGTGCCATGTCTTTTTGGAAAAAATGGTTTGAGGCTGAACCTCAAACACAAGCAACACCATACTCTACATTTGATGAGTATGTAAAAGATGAACCAATTTCAATTTATTTCAACCGTGAAAAAATTGCTGAATTACCAAAAACAGTAGAATTTCATGAAACAGACAAAGGTTTCCGTTATGAAATTTCTTATAACAAAAAAGAATTAGATGAAATTCTCACAGCTTATGGTGTAGACAATATCAAACTAACCAAGATTTTCAATGGAATAGATATCAATGTATACGCTGGACGTGTTCCTGTAACGCAAGAACTATACAACAAACTCCCAGTCACTGTTCATTTTAAAGGTCTTGAGTCTGAAACAGTGGATCATCATGTTGACTTAATTGAAACAACAGCTGACCGTATCATCTATGATTTTGATTATCAACATGTTTTAGATACATTATCATTAGATAATCTACAATGGTTCAATCAACAATCAGTTAAGAAAACTGATGACGGTCTAGTTTTTGATATGACCTTAAAAGAATATATCTACAAACCTGTTTTGTTAGATTATTTAAAGGTTGGTGAAATCAAGACTGAACTACGTATTCATGAAGGTCATGTCTTAGCTGACATCTTTGATGAAGAAGAGTTAGATGAAATGATACAGGACAAACTTAAACGTCTTTGTCTAAAAGTTGCAAGTATCAATCGCCGTCATATTCCATATCAAAGTGACCATGAAGTAGTTTATATCAGAACAGACTACGATACTGACCGTCTAAACCAATCAGAACTTGAGTTGTTGAATCAGTTTGTAGAATATAAGACTCAAAACGATACAGGCTCTGTATCACAAATCGACGTTATTAAATTTTTAATTGAAAAAGAGGCCCAACATGAAGAATCCTAATATTTTAGATATGTTAGAACCCATTTATACTTTTGAAGACGTAAATGAAATGGTTCCAGACGACTACGTTGCAGCAATTGAGGTGACGAATGGGTAAATTAATCACTTTTGAAGGTGTTGACGGTTCTGGTAAAACTAGTCTTGTCAATGAAACAGCTAAGAAATTGAAAGCCCATGGCTACTCTGTTATTGTTATGCAAGAGCCCGGAACAACTGATATGGGACAAGAAATCCGTAAACTTCTCAAATCGGATTTAGAACGTTCAAAAATGAGTGAAATTCTGCTTTTTCAAGCCAGTCGTTCAGACATGGTTGAACGTGTTCTAAAACCAGCTCTTGATAAATATGATTATGTTCTTTTAGACCGTTATATCGACTCAACTTTGGCCTATCAAGGTTATGGTAATGGTGCGGATATTCAACTACTTAATCAGCTTAACGATTTGGCTGTTAATGGTTGTTATCCTGATATAACTATTTTGGTTGATGTACCATTAGAAATTGCTTTGTCCCGTGGTCGTAAACGTGGAGACGCAGATAAGTTTGATAAGGACTTAGAGTTTGCAACCAAAGTCTACAATGGTTATCAAGACCTCTTGCAAAAAACTGAACGTATGGTAGCTGTTCCAAATGATTATTTAGATTTAGCTGTTGAAGATGTTTTTGGCATTTTAACAAACGCTTGAGTTATGATTTTTGCAAAACCAGACATCTTGTGATATACTAGATATAGAGGTATTGCAAAATGACAAATCAAGAAGAATCAAGATATATTCAAACTTATATTAGTGTTTCACCAAACGACCGTAAAACAATGCATGACTTAGCTGACAAATACTCAAAAGAGTCACTCGAATTGTTGGATAAGGCTGAAACCTATTTAGACCAAAAGGCTGATTTGAAATACAATCAGACTAAGTTGTCATCTTTACAAAAACGTGGTGGTTCACGAGTGGACTTAGAAATTTCACGTTGCAATGAAGAAATTGGAACTTTGACAAAGCAGATTTCTGATTTTGAAACCGCATATCATATTGAAAACGAAGAAAACACTGTTGACAATGTGGTACCACAAAACGAAAATGACCAAGAATTGCGACAAGCATTTCGTGTTGACCAAAACCAATTGTCTGACCAGACCTATGAAAAATTCGTAACAGAATTAGAAATTTTAAAAGATTCAGGTTTGGTCAAATAGGGGGTTGACAAATCACAATAAGTATGATATACTATAAGTATGAAAGATAAAAAACCACAACCCTTAGTGGTTTCGGGGTTGATTGGCTATCAAACTTATTGAATTACTCTGCACTCAATAAGTTATATCTTTCGATACTCCTATAACGTTTCACTAGCTACTGTCATGGCTAGTGATAATGGTGAGTTACCCAAGTCTGGATAAAAGGGGGCTGTCTTGAAAACAGCTAGGCGTGTAAAAGCGTGCGTGGGTTCAAATCCCACACTCACCTTAGTGGCCGAATCTAATTTGGTTGCTATCAGCTATGGAAGAGATTCCAAATCCATACCGGCATTAATCACAGTGGTTAAATAAATGCGTTTGTTTAGCCACATTTAGAAGAATCCTTGAGTACATTTTATTTCAAGCTAAAAACAATCACATGCGTGATTTTCGCCGGATTGAGCCCGTGACGCATCAACACGGGTGGTTTTTATTATTACGAAGATATCGGCAAAAGTAGGCGAATGTCAAGACTGATAACAGGTCTGAGTGTGATAGTGAAAGCTTATCAGAAAGTCTTTTATTGACTAGAACTCTGTACAGGTTCAAATCCTGTTTCTTCATTTTAGAGGTTGAGTTTCTCAACACGGTTTTGTGTACACAAAACCTAACAAGGGGAAACCCCAAACCCCTTTAAACTCACGAAGTAAACAATGCCCAATCGTGGGATACAGCACAGGAGCTGTCCAAACGACGTACGTTGAAGGTTGTGGGTTCAATTCCCGCTCTCACGATATTCGCACAAGAGATGTACCAACATCTCCTTTTAATTTTTATTATGGACTCTATATACTTATTACAACATAAGGAAATTCCACAATATACAAAAATAGGCTATTCAGGTGATTTAGAGAAACGAATTAAGCAGTTACAAACAGCATCTCCAACAGGGATAAAACTCTTATTCTCTTTAGAAACTCCATATGCCTATCGTATCGAACAAGCACTACACAGACGTTATGCGTCAAAGAATTCAAATCTTGAGTGGTTTAAACTAGACCAAGAAGATATTGATGATATTATTGAATGGGTGACGTGGCAAACACGTGACAGATAACTTGGTCGAAATGCCGGCCATTAAGGTGAAATTCCAGCATTAAATATTAAACAAAATCGAAAGGTGTTTTCTTGGTAACACAATTACTGGCTTATGATAGTTTATCGTAAGTTGCACATTGTCCCGGCCCTGAAAACAAGTGTCTTACTTACATGACAAACAAACTCAAAGCGACTATCGTTACTCTTGCCCCAATGGCGTTATTTTTTGCAAACAATGTTTCAGCTGACCAAGTTGAAAACACATACACCGTTAAGGCAGGTGACACACTGAGTCAAATTGCACAAGACAAATTTGGTTCCGTGGAATACGCTGATGAGATTGCTTATGTCAATGGGGTAAAAGATATCAACCTCATTTTCGAAGGTGAAGTGCTAAAACTTGACGGAGTTAAAGAAGCTGTTGTACCATCAGACTATCATGTTGAAGGTCTGGAAGCTACTCCAAACACATCCGTATCTCAAGTGACATATACACAAAGCCAAGCTCCTGTATACCAAGCACCAGCACAAAGCTATACTGGTTACAGTGGTGGAGCAGTATTATCAAATGGAAACACAGCAGGTGAAGTAGGTTCCTACGCTGCAGCTCAAATGGCCGCACGTACAGGTGTATCAGCATCTACATGGGAATACATCATCGCTCGTGAGTCTAATGGACAAGTAAACGCATATAACCCATCAGGTGCTAGTGGACTCTTCCAAACCATGCCAGGTTGGGGTTCAACAGCAACAGTTGAAGACCAAATTAATGCAGCAACCGCTGCATATAATGCACAAGGTCTTTCAGCTTGGGGTTATTAACCCACATGGGTGACTAAGGTCACCCTTTTATTTTATTCTTTTAGAAAAGGTGAATAGATGAACTCAATCAAAAATGAAATTCAGGCACTACACGGTAAAAAGGTACGTTTAGAAAAACAACGTACACATCCGGGTGATGAACGTTTTTACAATACTGTTGTAGGTGTTATTGAACAAGTATTTCCTGACATGTTTGTCGTATTACGTACAGACATTGACAGCCCATATGCTACACCACAACGTACATGTTACACCTATGCCGATATTCTAATTGGCGATTATAGTTTGGATGTGATGTAATGAGTTCAGTCATTGCAATTTTCACATTACCACGTAAATCAGGTAACAAAGGTATCAAAGGCGGGAATTTTATGATTTCCGCCAATGACCGTATGCATCCAATGGTCAAGGCTGGGATTACCCGTCACTTACGTGAATTGGGCGCCACCACAATTAAAGACGCTAATGTGAAAAATATTTACTTCACACCAGAAAAACCGTGTGATGTAACCATTAAAGTCTTTGCACCAACAAAACGTCGAATGGATGCGCCAAACTGGTATCCAACAGTCAAAGCCTTGCTTGATGGTATGACGGACGCCAACTTATGGTCAGATGATAATAATGATGTTATCAAACGTACCATTTTCGAATATGGTGGTCTAAGTGGAACTAAAGAATATCGCCTAGAAATCACAATATCAAGTCACAAAACGAAAGTCTAGTATGAAACAAGGAATAGTTATTATCAATGGTTATAATGAAGAATCAACACCATTGTTACAAAAAGCAAGCCGTGGACATCACGTCTTGACCAATTATAAACTACCCTTTGACCACACGTTTTTAAGATTTTCAGACAAGCCACAAGCTGTTTGGGGTGCAAAAGAATTCAACATTGCCACAAAAGATGTCAAAATGAATTTGAGCAACCCCCAAGCTAAGCAATTAGCATGGTTCAATGAGATTTCAAAACGATGTGATGAAACGATTTTAGTATTTCCAGACCAGACTAAAATTAACAAACTCTTAATTTTGTTAGGTCTCAATTCTAAAAAACCTTTTCATGTTGTCATTGGGTCACAACCAGTCAAAGATGATTTGGTTAAAAACTTCATTAAAAAGTCTGATTTAGGACTTCTCAAACAACAATATGAATCATTAGTTGGTGTAAAACGTGAAGCCAAGCAATATGATGAGTCTGAACTCATCAAAACACCAAATGGTGCAACTTTGCGTCAATACCAACAACAAATGGTTGATTTTGTTTTAGAGCAAAAACGAGTTGGTCTATTTGTAGATATGGGACTAGGTAAAACTCTAGCGACCTTGGCTGCAATTGATAAACTAGCTCAGACTAAAGCCATAAATCCCCAAAAACCAGTTCTCATTATCGCACCGATTACGGTAGCATTAGATACATGGGCACGAGAGGCCTCTAAATGGGGCTATGACATGGATGTTAAGATTAACATCCAATTACCCAAGAAGAAGCGAGAAGAGCTCTTAGACGGGCTCCTATACCCTCAAGAGAAGCTTACATTAGTCACAACAAATCCGCATCAGTTAGACGCTATTTTCAAATACTATAAACAAAGAGGTGTACGAGCACCATTTGAAATGTTTGTAGTAGATGAATTATCAATGTTTAAGTCTGCAACAGCGAAACGCTTTGAAACATTACATGAAGTGTCTAAATATGCCAAATACTTCATTGGCTTAACAGGGACACCAGCACCTAATAACTTATTAGACGTATGGTCACAGTTAGCCTTAATTGATGTTGATAATTTAAAATTGTTTGGACGTAATTTCTATGTTTATCGTGACCAATTCTTTGAACCAGACATTGTTGGTCGAAATGGAGATATTTACACCTACAAGCTAAAACCAAATGCTGAGTATGAAATTTACAATCGTATGAGTCGAACGGTAATTTCGATGCAAAGTAAAGGTTTGGTTGATTTACCAAGTATCACATACACCAATCACTATGTACAGCTTCCAACAAAAGCCATGAAGACTTATAAAGAGTTTGATACGAAAATTCGTAATAAGCTGAGAGCTTTAGAGGACAATGATGTGCGTGGCGGCGTTTCTGTTACGACTGATGAAGGTGATTTCACTGTTGCCAATTCAGCAGTATTAATGAGTAAATTAACCCAATTGTCATCGGGAGCCATGTATGATAATATTTTATCCATGGACGACTCCAAAGCGGTTTCCTATGTGGAGTTTCATGATGCCAAATTGAAGGCATTACAAGAGATTATTGAAACGTCTACTAGCCCCATTTTGATTTTCTTCTATTTCAAATCAGAACTTGAGCGTATGGCTGATTATTTTGATTTCACCCATTTAGACGCTCATGCCAGTGATTTCCAAGAAACCATTTCCAAATGGAACAAAGGTGAAATTCCTGTTCTTGTTGCACATCCAGCATCTGCAGGACATGGACTCAACCTACAAGACGGTGGTCACACCATTATATGGTTGACAACCACATGGTCTAATGAACAATATCGACAAGCCAATAAACGTTTACACCGTAGTGGTCAAAAGAACCCCGTCAGTGTTATTCATATTGTAGCAACTGATACTGTTGATGAGGAAATTATTTCACGAATTGACACCAAAGAAGAACAACAATCAAAACTCATGGAGACGCTAGACGTCGCTATGAGACCGGGGGATTAATGGAAGCGAAATTACTTAACTGGTTAACCAATTTAATGGATGCATTAGACCGTTCAAGACAACGAAACGGTCTTTTGTATCTTATATTTTTGATAGCAACGTCCTTTTTTGTATATGTGGCAGCATTATCGCATGTGATAAACGCTGTACTTGCTATTGTTTTTGTAATTTTCTTATTTATTACAACGACAAAGCCAAAATACGAAATAGGATTTCCTCAACAGACATCGCTTGAAGCTGTTTTAAAGACCAAACCAAAAAACTGGTGTTTGGCTTTCACAACAGGTTTTATGTGGTTGTCTCTACAACTTGTGATTACATGGCTCATCACAGGTAAATCATTTGAATGGACGCATTTAGCAGATACTATGTCAATGACACGTATATTTGCAGTCATTTGTGTTAGTCCAATCATTGAAGAAGTGATTTATCGAAGAACTTTGTATTCAAATATGCTTCAACGAAAAGGAAAAGCGAAAGCTTTAATCATTTCTATTGTAGTATTTACACTAATTCATCTACCAACAAGTCCGTTAATGGCTTTACAGTATGTATTAGGCTCTTGTGCCTTATTTAGTGTGTATCAATACTCCAATGAGGATTTACGAGCTTCTGTACTTTTCCACATTATCAACAATATCATAGCAATTTTATAGGTGAACAATGAAAATAAGAGGTTTTGAACTCCTTTCAACTGAGACTGATGTCTCTTTGTTACCTCAACGGGCGACAACACATGCTGCTGGATATGATTTAAAGTCTGCTGTAGACATTGACATCGAACCAGATGCAATCGTTTTAGTACCAACTGGCGTTAAAGCATATATGCAGTCCGATGAGGTCTTGTACTTATACGACCGAAGCAGTAACCCTAAGAAATTGGGGCTTGTTTTAGCTAACTCTGTAGGTGTCATCGATGGTGATTACTACAATAATGAGAGTAACGAAGGTCATATTTTCGTACAATTCAAAAACATTAGTCATCAAACAGTTCATATTAAAAAAGGTGACCGAATTGCTCAGGCGGTATTTGCGCCATTTTTAAGGGCTGATGACGATGATATCACAAACACTCGAACCGGTGGATTTGGTTCAACAGACAAATAGAAACACGGAGAAACCACATGTCACAATTAACACAACAACTCGCCGACACTCGTGAGTACACTAAACTTATTTCAGCATCTTTGGTAGATGTTACAGAAAAGTTGGATACCCTTAACGAAGTAACCAATACTGTAGGCTCAACCATTGTGAAAAATGGTGCCCAAGCACAAGAAATGTTTGAGCGTCAAGCAGAGACTGCTCAATTACTTGAAGAAATTCGCACACATCAAGACGAATTGAGTCAAAAAGCTGACGACTTAGGTGAAAAACTAAGTGGCATCAAAGACAACAAAGATGATGTTTTGGAAGCTTTGTCACTAGCGAAAGAAAAAGCTGACAATCTGGAACTTGTCTTCAACAATGCTGGTGCTCAATTCCAACAACAATTGGATACAGCTCATGCTGGTTATACACAAGATGTCACAGCTGTACATGACGCATTGACATCTATTGAAAAACATGTCGAAGCTATTAACTATGATGATGAGTTTAAAGCTTTGAACGATACATTGGCTGAAAATTCTGGTAAAATCGTTGAAGCTGACAATGACATCAAGGCTCGTCAAACAGAATTGATGGACAAACTTGAGCATTTAACACAAGGTTTGTCTAAGACCTATGACCTCTTGAGCGAAATTCGTGAAAATGGTCAAGAATTGAGTGTTGATTTGCAAACAGCCATTGCACGTGCAAGTTCTATTGAATTGGCTCTTGAAGCAATGACTGACAGCAAGCCTGACACATATGACTACAAACCAAACTTCAAAGAAGCTCTAGCTGAGTTGCAAGGTGAAGAACCTGTTGAAGAAGTGGTTGAAACTGAAGAAACAGAAGACGCTGTAGCTGAAGAACAAGAATAAGAGGTGCTTCATACATGACAGAAACAACTGAAACAATCGAATTGACTGAATTCGGCAATATTGAGAAAAGTCTCCGTGCAGGCGTCTCTGTTGCTATTCATGCCAAACAAACCTTAGAAGTCCTTGACGCTAAAGTTGACACTTTGGGTGTTGCTACTGTTGACAACATCAAAAAGAACAAAGAGTTGGTTGACCTTGCTACTGAAAATCGAGACCATATGTCAAATTTGGTTTCATCTCAGTATGTGTTGACAAGTAAAGCCATTGATAATGGCGAAAAACTCGATAACCTTTTGAGTCAACAAAGTCAAGAAGCCGAACGAATCCGCAGTGTTGCTGACCAACAAACACAATTGTCCGAAGCAATTGACACGACATTTGACACCTTGAAAGGTCTTGTTGACCAATCATATCAACATCAAAATGAGCAAGTACATCTTGTTGAAACTCAAATGACTGAACTTGCAGATTTGGCTCAGACATTGGACTACAGTAAAGAACTTGCTGATGTAAATCAACAAGTTTCTGTATTGGGACGTCAAATTGATGCTTTGCATCAAATCAATGTTGAAAAATGTCAAGACATGTCTGACAAATTGGACAAACTTGAATTAGTTGTATCAACTCTTATGGAATCTGCTCAACTGTATCAAGAAAACCAAAATGAATTGTCAGGTCAAATTCAAAGCTTCAATGGTCAGCTTGACCGCATTGAAGAAAATGTACGTCAACTTCGTGTACGTCCAGCTCTTGTGGCTCAAGACGCCATCATGAATCTCTTCAATAGCTGGGAAGCTCAATTAGAGCCAGAAGTTGAAGAAACTCCTGTTGAAGAAGAAAACGTACAAGAAGACATTCAAGTACAAACCCCTATTGTGGAAGAGAAAAAAGGTTTCTTCCATCGCTTGCTGAAGAAATAGTTTCGACTATTTCTTCATTTTCTTTTGGAGCTTTTATCTTGTGAAACTCAATCAACAAGTAAGACTATATCCCAATAAAACAATGCAACGTGTTTTAGACTCCTTATGTGATTATCGCCGTTATTGTTGGAATACCGCAATTGCGTGTTGGAACAATCAATATGAAGAGCGTTTAATTGGACTTCCGCAAACATTACTCGATAAACTAAGAAGTAAAACCGAACCACTAACAACTGAGGAAATGGACTTAGTAAAGCGATATCCACCTCCTTCACATTATAGTGTCAGAAATGAACTGGTATCACAAAAAGAAGATTGGCAACATACCTTTTCTTCTCGTGTTTTGCAACAAACGGTCAAAGATGTTGCAAAAGCATGGAATATGTTTTTCAAACATCAAGACACCATAGGCAGACCAACATTTAAAACACGTAAATCATCAAAACAAGGTTTCAAAACTGATAGAGCACGTATTCGTAATGGTCAGTTATTATTGGACAAACCCCAAGGGTATAAGGGGAACTGGCAAACCATTCGATTTAAAGGGCTATCACTTCCTGATGGGAAAATCACCCTTTGTTCTGTCACCCGTAAAAACGGTCGATACATGGCTACCTTCACAATCGAGGTTGAACCAATGATGTTGCCTCACACGGGTCAAAAGACCGCTGTTGACGCAAATGTTGACCATTTTGACACAACTGATGGGCGAACAACATTGAAACCCGAGGTGTTGAATACTCTGTATGCCCGAGTTTGTTATTATCAACGAATTCTCGCTCGTAAGAGACGTAAAAAACCCAGAGCTATACATTCAAAAGGATATCAAGCAACGAGAACCAAGTTGCAAAGAACCTATGAGAGAATTGCTCATATTCAAAAGGATTTATTGCATAAATTCACCACTGACCTTTATCAACGATTTGACACAGTCGTCATTGAAGATTTGGATGTGAAGAAAATGCAAATGTCAAAACGAGCGAAGAATCTTCATCGGTCACTGTTTGGTCAATTCCGTCAGATGATGGAATACAAAGCTCAAAAGTTTGGAAAACGTTAATCATAGCCGATAGATTTTATCCATCAACACAACGTTGTTCTTCTTGTGGGTTTGTCAAAACAGGAGACGATAAGATTACTCTTAATGGTAATCAAAAACACGGTACTCGTCACAATGAATATATTTGTTATCATTGCGGATATGAAGACGACCGTGACCATAATGCTGTGTTAAATTTGTTAGCACTAGCTGAATAAAATGAAAGGATGAGGTTGGCTCGACCTCTGAGGATTAAATCCTCTTGATGCGTTCAGAGATTGCCTCTGTCGTACCTACGACAGTAGATACGAGAATGTGATTATTGACGGACGTGAGAAAAACCAATAGCCAAAATCTGTTATTGACTATTATCAAGGTTTTTCAGAGCAGGTACCAAATGTCAAAAGATGAAAGTCTGTTATCAGCCTTGCTGACGACAAATCTTCAGGTTTTAGAGACACTGAAAACATTCAAAGCTGATATTGACGCATTGAAGTTTGATATTAATGAAATCAAAGAAGAAACGTCACAGTTAAAGGTCAAAGATAACACTCAAGAAATTCGCACAATTGTCAAAGAGGAACTAGCTCAACAAGATTTGACTCCTGTGAATGACAAACTTGCTGAAATTTCAAGTGAAATGGAAACGGTTCGTGACGCCACTGAAGTTGTCACCAACACTGTTTTAAAATTGATTGAAACGGCACCTGACCGTGAATCATTAGAAGCCTTAATCACTGAAGGTTTCAGCCAGTCAACAAAAGACTATACCAAACCAATGGAACAGCTGGTCAAAGGATTTGAGGTGACTCAAGAAAATCTGAAGGCTATGGCTCGTCACATTGATAATGTCAACACCAACATGGAAGACATTACAGAGTCTACTGTTGAAAACTCTGCACGTCTAACATCTCTGGATATCCGTATGGCAACAATGGTCAAAGAAACCATGTCAACTGACCAGACACTAGACAGTGCCATTGACACTCTTAAGAGTTTCCAAATCGAATAGCCATATACATGGCTATTCTTTGGGGCTTGCCCCAAACCCCCATCATCTAAATGATGAAATTTTCCGAAAGGACATAACTAGTGAAAAAACAAAAATTAATCACATTATTAACAGTGATAACACTGTTACCTTTTAATGTTTTAGCTGATGAACTTCCATCATATGTTCATCCAGATGAACAAGAACCTCTTGTTGAGACGGTTGACGGCGCCTATGGTCGAGTAACAGAGTCTCAGCCAGAGTTTTTAGCTGATAAATATAACGAAGCTGAAAGTTTTGGTTTGACTGTTAATAAAACAGTTGAAGAACTGGATAATCCAAGTGGTCTCTATTACAAATATTATGACCAATATGACACTGTTAATCAAGCTGTTTCAGACTATAAAACTGCCAAATCAAATTATGATAATGGTTTGACCCGTCAAGAACCAACAAAACCAACTATCACATCAACACAGTACAATGTTGTACGTTCAAAAGGTTATTTGATTAAAGGTCAAAACGACATTGATGTTGTATATCATGATGAAAATGATAATGAAATTGCTCCAACAGTGAGTCAAACTCAATTTGTTTATTGGTTACATGGCGAAAACGGTGTTGAGCAATATGTTTCTGACCGAGCTTTGTCAAAAACTGAATCAGCAAGTCTATATAAGAACTATCATGAAAATGGAAGTTTGACATATACTTCTGACAATGGTGACCAAGTATCATTGACTCGTGTAAACGATACAAAGACTGTTAAAGAATATGCCACCATGAATGCAGACGATGGTTTCATTGATAAACAAATTCAGGGTTATAAAGCGCCTGATATTCCTCATGCTGCAATTCCGGGCTACAGTGTTTATAAGGTTTACACCAAAGAATTAATTCCTGATGAAAACGGATATCCTGTTTTGGGTTGGGTTGAAGTCAGTACAAATGAGGCTGATTATAACCATATTCACCCATTAGACCGTGATGACTATTTAGATGTTGCACGAAAGATTAAAACAGTGATTCCGGGCGCCTTTATCAAACGTGATGTACCTGTTGAATCAATTTCAAATCCACATCGCACAATGTCTCATTGGCGAGTTGTCTATAAAGGTTCTCCTTTAAAGCCAACATTTGAGTTACCAAATGAGGCTCCTATCGAACCGGCTTTGCCTGAATTTCATCAGGCTCTTCCAAACAATGCACCTGTTCATGAGTTAGAAGCGTTTGAATATGCTGTACCAAATGAAGCTCCAATTAAGCCAGCTTTGCCTGAGTTTCATCAGGCTGTTCCGGATAATGCACCGGTTCATGAGTTAGAAGCGTTTAAATTCGCTGTACCTAATGAAGCTCCTGTTGAACCTGCTTTACCAGAGTTTCATCAGGCTGTTCCAGATAATGCGCCAATTCATGAGTTCGACACTTTTGAATATACTGTACCAAACGAAGCTCCTATTTATCATATCAATGAGTTTGTTTATGAAGTACCAGCGAATGCTCCAGTCAACGAAGTAACAGCGTTTGAGTATAAAGTGCCAGAAGCAGCTCCAATTCATGAAGTTACTGATTTTGAGTATAAAGTGCCTGAAACAGCTCCAATTCATGAAATTACTGATTTTGAGTATAAAGTGCCTGAAACAGCTCCAATTCATGAAATTGCCGACTTTGAGTATAAAGTGCCTGAAACAGCTCCAATTCATGAAATTACTGATTTTGAATATAAGGTACTTGAAACAGAGCCAATTCACAAACTCACTGATAAGGTGCCTGAAACACCTGTTCAAAAACATGTTTCAAACAGCTCTGAACAAATTCTACCAAAAACTAACAGTCAATCAAACATGATTCTCATCTTGTTTGGATTTGTCCTGTTCATTTTTGGATTATATTTTCGCACTACTGTCAAAAATTGATTGACAGTAGTCGCCTTTTATGATATAATAGAATTATCTCAAAACAAAAGGAAAAACAATGTCAGATAAAACAGATACTATCATTTTACAATCAGACCGAGACAAAGTTCGTGAACGTCCCGGTATGTATATTGGTGACAATTCTGAAATTGGATTAGCCACCATTGTACGTGAAATCATTGACAATGCTGTCGATGAATATCCGAATTACAGCGACCCAACAAAACCGATTGAAGTTATTTTACACACTGATAATTCATTATCAGTACGTGACCATGGTCGAGGTATTTCACCATATGAAAGTAAAAAATATAAAGGAAAAATTGAAGAACGTCTTGCCTACACCGTTATTGGTGCTGGTGGCAAGTTTAAAGCTAACCGTGAACAAAATGGTAATAAGTTCTCTGGCGGTCTAAATGGTACAGGTTCTGCTGCAACAAACTTCATGTCAGAATTCTTTGATGTCACCATTTTTAAAGACGGATACATCTTCCATGACCGTTTTGAAAACGGTGGTATTCCAGTTGAAAAACTAGTTAATGGTCAACTTCCTAAAAAGAAGCAAAAAGGAACTCCTGAAACGGGTACTCTTGTTCATTTCAAGGCAGACTCTACTGTTATGCGTGTCACAACTATCAATGCACGTATTATAGAGCAATATTTCCGTCAAACAGCTTATCTTCATCAAGGGCTTCATATTCTTTTCACTAATGAACGTGACGGAGATACTGAACCAACAGATTACTACTCAGAAAATGGACTATTTGACTACATCAACGATTTAGCGACAGATGAAAATGGACAAGTTGTTGATTTTCTCATCAAACCATTTGAAGTAAAAGGAAGTCAATCGGTCACTGTACTTGATGAAGAAATCGACATGGAAGCTCATATCGCTGTTGCATTTACTAAAAATGGTCAATTTGCAACAGAATCATTTACTAATGGTATTCACAATTCATTAGGCGGAACCCATGTTGCCGGTTTTAATAACGGTTTGTTACGATTATTAAAACATTACTATGATGAGTTTTCTGATGAAATCAATAAGAAATACAAGAAACAAATTGACCTGATTAAAAAAGTCAACAAGGTTGATGATGTTTCAAGTTTGTTTAAATCTCGTGATTTAGCTAAACGTGTCTTTGTTGTTATTGATTTCAAACATAGTAATCCTATTTTGCAACCACAGACCAAAGACAAATTAGCATCAGATGAAGCTCGTACAGCTGTATCTAACATCTTTTACGATAACGCCATGATGTATTTAGATAAAAACATCACAGCGGTACAACGACTTCTTAATGATGTTATTGCGGAGATGTATGATAAGGCTAAAGATGAAGACTCTAATATCCAAATCGATAAGAAGACTGAAACTTTAGCTAAATCTACTAAACTTGCGGCGGCTCGTGGAACCTACCCAGAATTAATGGAATTAATTCTTGTTGAGGGTGACTCCGCTGCCGGCTCATTAAAAGCGAATCGTGACGCAAACTTCCAAGCTGTATTACCATTACGTGGTAAAGTCTTAAATGTGCAAAAAGCAACATTGAAAGACGCTTTAGCCAATTTAGAGATTTCTACAATTTTCTCTATTTTGGGTTGTGGATATGGACGTAATTACGATGAGTCAAAACTTAAGTATCAGAAAATCATTATCGCAACAGACCAAGACGTTGATGGACTTCACATTCGCACTTTACTTTTAACCTTGTTCCTTAAATACACCAAATTGGTACAACAAGGACATGTTTATTTCTTAGATACACCTTTGTTCGTAAATGCTGTAAAACCAACAAAAGCTAAACCTGAAAAAGAGGTTTATACTTATAGTAATGAAGAGCAAAATGAATTCTTAGAAGCAAATCGCAAACGAATTATTGAAGTTTCCCGTAACAAGGGACTTGGAGAATTGTCAACTGACCAAGTTATCACAACAATTCTCACACCTGAAACACGTAAATTGACTCAAATTGTCATCAATGAAGATGATGAAGATGAAGCTTATGAAATCGTTGAAATCCTAATGGGCGATGACGCTCAAGGACGTAAACGTATGATTGAAAACCGAGAATAGCCACCGTATACACGGTGGCCTCTTGGGGTTAACCCCAAACCCCATTTTCTAAATGATGAGAGGATACTTAGATGAAAACCTATGTTTTATCAAAATTAACGATGTCTGATGACCACGAACAAGAGTCTACTATTTTTGTCGGTAAGAAATATGAGATTCTTCATTACATATGCCATCAAAATCCAGCAATTTTAGCAATCTTGCAAGGTGTCGAAGAAATGTCTCAAGACGAATGGTTTAACGAATTGCAAATTCAATTTAGTGAACAGGCGGATTCTGATTATTCAAGCGCAACTCGTCTTATTGGTGACGCAACAAACACCATTCGAATCGATATAGAATCAGACAAACTGCAAATTGTCAACTACGTTGATGACATCACCACTGTTTACAATATCACACCTGAGCAAACTGATTAGTCACCGTCTACACGGTGACTTCTTGGGGCGCACCCCAAACCCCACATAATTAATGGAACTAATGAAAGGATAACTACAATGAATTTGACAGAATTAATGCGACAACATATACTTGAATCCCAACAGATGGACGATATATGTCAGATAATGGAAGATATCTTCATTGCTAATTCAAAAAATAGCAGAGTTTTTGAGTACATACTGGAACATGGTTTGTCAGCCGAAATAGAAACAACATATAACGATATTAATTATTGTATATTTGTGACGCCAAAACCTGTTGAGAAGCAATTGTACCCACACAGGCCACGACATGCTGTTTTGAGTATTTGGGTAAGTGGAGAAGAATTGTTTCAAGTGACGATTGGCTTCGACCAATATCAATCATTTTTTGTTAAATACAAACTTGTTGATATTGATAAAGATGTTTTGGAGCACTGTCTAAATGCTTTATTTGATTAAGCTACCGTTTCGTCACATGTATACACATGTGACAATGGGGGCCAACCCCCAAACCCCAAATAATTATTGAAATAAATTCGAAAAGGATTATAAGAAAAGTTTATGGATAAGAATCTTAACAAAACAACTCTCAAAGTGGCATCAGGTGCCGCTGCTGCTCTTGCTACTACACTTGGAGTATCTGCACACGCTGATACTGTTGACGATGTAAAGGTACCAAGTTCTAACATTCAAGAACAAGCATCCCAAACTGAAATCACAGCTCAAGATGTTGAATCAGCTAAACAAGCTGCAACTCAAGCGAAAACTGAAGCTGTTGTTGCTGAATCTCAAACAGGTCAAGATTTCAATGCGAATCAAGAAGCGGTTCAAGATGTAGCTATTGCTAAAGACAATCTTGCTCAAGCTCAACAAAACGCTGTTGAAGCAACTCCAGCCAACATTGCTCAAGCTCAAACACAAGTAAGCAACGCTGAAGCTTCTGTTGAACGTGCAAAATCAGCTGTTGATGAAACAGCTAAAGAAGTTGACTCAGCAAAATCTCAACAAGCTCAAGCACAAGCTGACGTCCAAAAGGCTCAAACTGAAACTCAAAAAGCTCAAGCTGATGCGCAAGCAGTTCAAAACGCAGTAAATACTGCTAAGGCAAATGCTCAAGGTGCTGTATCCGTAGAACAAGCTCAAGCTGAAGTTACTAAGGCTGAACAAAATGTCAATGGTAAAACAGCTCTTGTAGCCACTGCTCAAGCAGATGTTGAAGACGCAAGTCAAGCACATCAAGCTCAAGAAGCTAAAGTAAACGAAGCTCAAACAGCTGTAGATACTGCTCGTGCCAAACACGAAACAGCTACGGCTAACGTTGATAAAGCTCAAGCTGAACTTGAAAAAGCGAAAACTGCTGTAGCATCATTGTCTGACCAAGCTGTTGGTGCGACTCAAATTGCAACAACTCCTGAATGGGTTGCAGCAATGAAAGAATTGATTGCAATGAAGACAGGTAAGACCCCTTACAATGCTGTTGCATATCAAGCTCTTGTTGCTAAAGCTACAGCTCAAGATGACGCAGCGATTGAAGCGAATAAAGCGTATCTTGATGACTTGTATAAAGATACAATTTACAACGGATACTCAACTAAGACTGTGAATGGTGAAACTAAGGTTTATACACCAAGCGGTCAAGAATGGGTAAATAACGACGTTGCAAACCTTGACCCTAACAACTTGCCAGCTGATGTTCTTGCTGAACTCAACCAACACATTGCAACTTTGATTAACTCATTGCGTACAAAACTAGGTCTTGAACCAATTTATGTCAACACCAATGAAGTTGAATTTGCAAAACAAGTTGCAAGCAAGTATCGTGCTGATAACCATGAAGACGATACTCACTATGGTAAAGGTATTAACCACGTTGCTTCTTCATTGGGACTGAAAACTTCTGCACCAACAACGGTTGATACGGAAGTACAATTCTATGAAAACCAAGGTAACGACTCTTCACTGCAAAACCGTTCACTGTACACTAAAGCTGAATTGTTTGCAAAAGTTGATAACTATATGTCAACATTCTTCTATGAAGGTTACCAAAACTATGGTCACGCACTGTCACTATTGACACAAGACACGTTTGGTGCTGCTTATTCACAATTTGGTGATATGGGCGGTGGTTATCAGAACCTGAAACTTCACATTTTGGGTGTTAAAGACCATTCATATCTGGTACCAAATGGACGTAGTGAAGCTGAACTCAAAGCTGAATACAATAAGCTCTATGGTGTAGATTCACCAGTAACGATTAAGTCTGTTAACAAAGACAACGAACGTTTCGCAGCTGAAACAGCTCTTCGTGCTGCTGAAGCTGGACTTATCACAGCTAAATCTGTAGCGATTAAAACTGCAAGCGATATTGATACAGCAGAAGCAAACTTGACTTCTGCACGTAATGATGCTGAACGCACAAACAACAACTTTGTTGCAAAACAACAAGCTCTTGTAAGCGCTCAAGCAAACCTTGATTTGGCTCGTACTGATTTGGCGACAGCTCGTCAAACACTGGCTAATGTAAACGCTGACCAAACTGAAAAGCAAGCTCTTGTAGCATCTGCTGAACAAGAATTAGCTCAAGCTCAAGCACGTCTGAACGCTGCTCAAAATGCTGAAAACGTAGCAAATGCGACTCTGAATGGACGTAAAGTATCTACAAGTGACGCTGAAGCTCGTTTGACTCTTGCTAAGGCTCAACTTCGTCAAGCTGAAAACGATGTATTGAATGCTAAGGCTTATGTTCAAGACCTTGTGAATGCTCGTACAAATCTTGAAGTTGCTCAAAACAACTACGACAAAGCTGTACAAGCACAAGCAGCGACTCAAGCTCGTTATGACCAAAGTAAAGCTAATCTTGAAGTGGCACGGGCTAAAGCTGCACAAGCAGAACAAGACTTCTTGCGTCTGTCAAGCGCTTACGATGCTCAACAAGCAACTAAGCCTGTTGAGATTCCAGCTCAACCTAAACCAGAGCCTGCTCCAGCACCTGTGATTCCAGCTGAACCTAAGCCAGAACCTCAGCCTGCTCCAGCTCCAGTTGAAACAGTGACACCTGCTCCAACAGAAACTGTTAAACCAGCTCCAGCACCTGTTGTGCCAGCAAAACCAGCTACAGCGCCAATCAAACCAGAAGTGAAACCAGCTCCTGCTCCAGTTGAAACAGTGACACCTGCTCCTGTAGAAACGGTTAAACCAGTGAAGCCTGAAGTAGCTCCTGTTAAGTCTGAAACAGCAACTCCTGAGGTTGCACCTGCTCCTACGAAATCATTTGAAACTGTAACTGTAAACCCTGACCGTCCAGCTGTACAAGCTGACGTTCAAAACTTTACTAAACCAGTTTCACAAGTTGAACCTAGTCAATTGCCAGCTACTGGTGAAAAGAACAGTAATCTTGGTCTTCTTGGACTTGCACTTGCAGGTCTTGGACTTGGATTTGGTTCAAAACGTAAAGAAGATAAATAATCTTTGCTACTGAAAAAAGAAATCAAGACCTCATTGTCTTGTCCTCAAGGTTACTTGAGGTTTTGGTTTTTTTTACCGCTTTTTTTGAAAGGAAAATCATGGTCGAAATTATCATTCGCAAATCTAATGAATATGAAGAACAATTTGATAGTAATCGAATTATTCGTGCTCTAATGTTGGCTGCAAACAATACTGGTCAGTCATTAACACCGCAAGAAATCGAAAAAATCACAGAATATATCAATCGACACATCCCAGACACTGTTGCAGACATTGAAGAATTACATCTATTAGCGATTGACGCAGCAAACACCATACGTCCAGATATTGCCACAGCTTACAATGCTTATCATCTTTACCATTGACAAAATCACAATTTTATGGTAAACTATAAGTAGACTAAGTTAAAAGGAAATTTCATGGCAAAAAAATTAAAATCATTAAGTAAAACAGAACTTCTAAAACATTTAACCATTGATGAAGCAGCATTTGCACCAACATTTACGGACAACTTTTTAGATTATGCAATGTATTCTATTGAGTCACGTGCTTTACCAGATATTCGTGACGGTAACAAACCCGTACATCGTCGTATTCTTTATGATATGGGTATCAACAAAAACACGTCAAAGAACCCTTACGTTAAAGTAGCACGACGAGTTGGTTCAGTTATTGGCTTATGGCATCCGCATGGTGATAGTTCTGTTGAGGAAGCTCTCACAAACATGGCGGCTCCATGGAAACACACCATGCCACCAGTTGAAATTAAGGGTAATGGCGGTTCCATTTTCGGCGACCCAGCAGCGGCTGGTCGATATATTGAAGCCCGTACAACAGAAACAGGTGATGAGTACGTTAAGAACTTAAATCCTAAAATTGTACCATTCGTAAGCAATTATGATGACAGCGAACAGGAGCCGACTGTATTGCCGGCTAAGTTACCATATCTTCTCATTAATGGTGCTGAAGGTATTGCTGTAGGATATAGTATTTCTGTACCAACACACAACCCAATAGAAGTTATAAACGCTTTTATAGAATATACAAAAAATCCAAAAATCTCCACACAGGAAATTTTAGAAATCATGCCCGGCCCAGATTTCCCAACAGGTGGTGAAATTGCTAATACGGCTGATTTGTTGGAGATTTATGAAACGGGTCAGGGACGTATTCGTGTACGTGGTAAAGTTCGTTATGAGAAAAAGGATAACTCCTTACATATTTATGAAGTACCATTCACATCATCTGGTGCTGTTGAATCTTTAGTGACCAAAATCACAGCAGCAACAATGGAAACGGTTCAAAAGGTAAAAGGACGTGAACGTAAAGTTCCACCAAAATACCCTTGGGCGAAAGAAGTGGAGCACCACTCAGATAAAGACGGTATTGATATCAAAATCAGTCTTAAAAGAGGTGTTGATGTGGACAAGGCTATTCAAGACTTGTATGCCAAGACTCCACTTGAGACAACGTTTTCATATCAGTTTAACGCTTTGAACAATAAAAATTTACGTCGTTATTCTTTGAAACGATACTTTAAAGAGTATTTGGCCTTTCAACATGAAATCACTCGTAATGAGTTTCAGTTGGAATATGAGACAAAAGAGAAACGTATGGAAATCATTCGTGGTCTCTTAATTCTTCAAACAGTTCTTGATGAAGTTGTGGCTTCTGCTCGTAATGTAAATGGTAAAGCAGAACTTGAAGAAGTCTTGACAAACGGTAAAATCGTTAATGGTGTACCTAAGAAATTCCATAAAAAAATTAAGACCTTTGCTTTTAGTCAGCCACAAGCTGAATACATTGCAACACTTCCAATTTACCGTATCAGTAAATTAGACTATCAAGGTTTTGTAGATGAAGGCAAACGTTTGCAAAAAGAAATGGAATACGCTTTAGGTATTGTTGAAAGCAATATCAAACGCCGTAATTTAATTATCAAGCGTCACCAAACAGCCATTGAGCAACTAGACCCTCAAGAATATGCTCGTAAAACTGTTTTGTTGAATATTGAAAAATCAACAGCTGTTGAAATCGAAGTCAAAGAACAAAAACTTTATGTATCTATTGATAAATATGGTTATGTACGCATTGAAGAAAAAGCCTTTGATAATGCCATTGAAACGAGTAACAAACAACGTTTAGGTTTCTTTGATGAAACAGGTATGCTTTATTACACATATCTTGATGAAGCGAAACCAACAACAGGCAAGGGTTCATTAGCTTCCAACATTTCTGAATTACCAGCTAATACTGTAGGTATGACAACAAATGTAGAAGTTGAAAACGCTCAAGGTTTGTTTATTTTTGCTGATGGTAATGTAAAAGTTTCACCACTAAAAGACTTTATGACAAAGACACGTCGTAAATCTGTACAAAAGGCAAAAACCAAATTTGATTTACTTCTTTATGTGGATATTCCACTAGACGCTAAATCTGTTACAATTAACGATAAAACCTTTAAATTGGACAAATTATCACACGGACATGGACATGGACGTAATGAGTTCAAAAAAGGATTAACACAAGTATCAGTCAAATTCAAGTAGGTCTCCTACTTATTTTTGATTGACAAATTCACAAAATTATGGTATAATTAAATTGATGAACATAAAAGAAATCAAAAAAGAAGCCCGAAAACGAATTAAACCATACAGTATTACTCGTGGTATATGGACAATTCCCTTAATCACTGTAAGATTATTCTTCTTTGTCTTAATTTTTAACAATTTTGAATCCTTATTTCATAACATGACAATTGGTGCTGCATCGCAATGGATTAACGTCCAAAACTATAGTTTAACAGCACTAGTTATTTGTCTATTTGTTTGGATGTCTATCACCTTAGTCACTAAAGCATCTGTTATGATATCAATTAAATTCAAAATATCAGTCAAAGAAGCTTTAAGTCAGTTATCAACCTATGGCGGATTTATCTATGGGCCGACCTTATACAAATGGTATAAACATATTTTAATTCAAATTCCAACAGTACTTTGTCTATTTTTATCATATGCAACAGCGATTAAACAACACTATAATTTAGCTGACCCCTTATATTTAATTGCGATATATTGGTTCTTTATGGGTAATATGCTTGTGTCACATAAGAAACAATTAGCAACAACTATTGCTCTTAATCATTTATATGATAGTAAACAAGCGATTGCTGAATCGAAAAAAATGACAAATCAACAATATCTACAACTATGGAAGTTAAAGCTGTCTTTCATATTTTGGAATATTTTAAACTTTTGGACGTTGGGGCTTTTCTCAACATATCTTTACCAATATAAAACAGCAACATTATTAGTATTTGAGGAAAATCTATGAAAACAATTCATGTTGGTGGATTAAATCCCATCAATCGAGTGACTAGTTTTGCATCAGCTTTACAAAAGGCTCAAGATGATGACACTATCGTCTTACATAAAAGTGACACAGTACACGACATTATTGATAAAAACATTATCATTAAAGGTAATGGTCACACTTTAAAAGTTCCAACAGGTAAGGCTGGTTTACGCATTCATAAACCGGTTATTATTGAAAATGTCAAATTCAAGGTTGAGACACGTGCCAATGGTCTTGTCATTGACAGTAAAACAACCTTGGACGATGTTGAAATTGAATTAGTTGGGCCAGTTCGTGAGTTTTACCCAGTTGTCTTACACAAAAGTGGAAAACTCATCATGAATGGTGGCCGGTATACCATGATTGAATCAACAGAAGACTCTGTTATCGAAATGAATGACGTTGAATTATATTCCTATTATGGTGGCGATATTCATTTATCAACTAATTCTGATATGAGTAAATTCTTTGGAGATGTCAAATTACAAAACTGTAAAGTTGCGCATGCTTCATTTTATGGAGTAACAGACATTCATGACTCTATCATTGGTAAATTTGTCAACGTTTATGGTGACGTCTATATCGAAAACAGCGCCTTTGATTTGGTTCATGAAGAACCTCGTATCAAATTGAAAAAAGAACCACAACGAGGCCCACTTAATGACCAAACAGACAATAAATATGGTCTCTGGGTTGAAGGCACATTAACACTTGACAATTATCAAATTCTCAATGTTGATGACGATTTCCTTGTCACCTACGCCAATAAAGGTGTCATAACTGTTTTAAATTCATTAGTTGATATTCCAGCAAAACATTTAATTAAGAACTCAACGATTACTTTTAAGGACACAAGTGACCAAACGTATTGGGAATTGATTGACACAACTCCAGCTCGTGTCCGTTCAAACGTCAACATGAATTTAGACGCTAAGACAGCCATGGAGAAATTAGACGAATTGATTGGTTTGAAATCTGTTAAAGAACGTCTGAAATCAATCATGAACACGATTCGTATCAATGAAACCAGTAATGATAAGAACTTTTCATTTTCTCATCATATGATTTTTGCAGGTGACCCCGGTGTTGGTAAAACAACTATTGCTACCATCGCAGCAGAAGCCTTGTTTGAAATCGGTGCTATTCCACAAAACAAAATCACCAAAGTAACCATTGATGATTTAATTAAAGGTTATGTTGGTCAAACAGCATCCAATGTTAAAGAAATCATGACTGAAGCTTTAGGCGGAGTCGTTTTCATTGATGAGGCCTATGAATTGGCCGTTAAAGACGGACAAAATAGTTTCAATAGTGAAGCCTTATCCGTTATTATCCGCTTTATGGAAGACCATCGTGATGAATTGGTTGTTATTGCAGCTGGATACACGAAAGAGATGAAAGAATTCTTAGCATCCAACGTCGGTTTAGCTCGTCGATTCCAATGGGTTGAATTTGAAGATTACACACCAAAAGAAATGGCTGACATCTTTGAATTAATTCGTCGTTCATATAAAGACGAGTATGAAAATCCAGCCTTTGCTCAAGCGATTCCACAATTGTTTGAACAGTTGGTCAACTTGAACTTGAGTATCCCAGATACAAATGGACGTATTACAAATGGTGGTAATGGTGGTTTAGTTCGTAATGTTTACCAACGTATTATTGAGACACGTAACAACCGTGCCATTATCGACGGTAATAAACTTCTCACACAAGCTGATATCGAGACAGGCTTCCGTGCCGAAATGCAACAAGCATTGAACCGACGCCTATAATTTGACAAATTCAACACCTCATGTTATAATATAATTATTATACATGAGGTGATTTTTAAATGTTTCGTAACGACTATCAAATGGATTCTCCAGAATACAGAACAATTTCAGAAATGATGGCAAAAGAGCCAATTTCAAGTGTGACCTATGGTTCTATCAAATTATTTGACGCTCAAATGAGTGATTATGTTGTCGATATTGAATGGAGCCCAAACATAGACCGTGAACTGGCTTATTATATCGAATGTGAGTTATATCGCAATACAATATCCGTTGGGAATACGAATCAATCTGAATTGTCAAATGGTTTATACACAATTGACCATTACAAAAACGATTGTAAAAATAATTCTTTAATAGCTAAACACAAAGCAGCCTTGGAGATTTTCAACGACCTTGATACACCTACTACTGAAGTGCTTCGTGAAGAACTTGCAAAACTTGAACAAGAAGCGAGAGACCGTCAATGAAACAGAGCAGGCGTTAAACGACCTCAAAGAAACTGAATTGACACAATAAAGGGGAAAAATGTTTATTAATCGTAACAATATTGATGCAAACGACATCAATCAAGGCGCTGAATACGTGACTATTCAAGATTTATTAGCAAAAGAAGAATTTTCTAAAGTGAGTTTTGGTTCATTAGATGTTGTTCATGGACAAATGTCAAATGACGAAAACGGACATGTCGTTGACCTGACATGGTTTGAAAATGTGGATAAGGATTTAGCATCATTTGTTGAACAAGGATTACAAAGCAACGGTGTTAAAATAGGATACACAAATTCAAATGAGTTGGGTAATGGTTTGTTAGATATGAACTTTTATGAAGAAGAAGTTCGTGATAATTTCTTAATCGCTCAACAACGAAAAGCTCTAACAATGCTTGGTGACAATGTGTCAGAAGATATGGCTAAAATGTTTAAAGATGATATTGCTGAAGCTGAATTACGTGGACGTCAACGTGCATCATTTTATGACTTGCGTTCAACCATGTCAAGCGTAAATGAATTAAAAGAACAAGAAGAAATGAGTCAATAATGTCAGAACAAGAACAAAACCAATTAGACTTAGCTCAAGCCATTGAAGAACTTGAGCGTGAACAAGAATACGCAACCCGACGTTCGTTGGGCGTATAACACCCAAGACTGTTGCCACCAACAGTCTTCTTTTAATAAAGGATGTGCAACAATGATAAAATTTAATATTAAAGACCGAAATGGAAAACAAGCCTCACTCACATTAGACCCTCGTGAATTTTTCATTGAAGACAAATTTATCAACGAAAAACAAGTACCCATTTTAGTACCTTATTTTCAACCAAATGAATTAGAAACATATGATTATCCATATACGATTACACATGTAAACGACCAAGATATTACAAACCAAGATTTTGACCAAACATATTTCCAAATTCTTGATTTACAACAAGAAGACAATGACCTCTTAGATACTCCACGAGCAGAAAAGAAACAAATAAGACAGGATTTGACTTATGAATATCCAAAACGCCCTTGAGTATATTAAATACGGTTTTAATCCAACACCGGACTTGATTCATCAAGACCCACATATGAATGAAGTGTACAAATTCAACCATAAGGCGGAGGTGTATTCTTTATCATACCCATGGCATACACAACAAATGTTAGACCGTGTAGATGATTTATATGACCATTTGGACTATTTCATCGAAGTTAACGCCCCTGTAACGCAAAGAGATAATGTTAGTATTTATTTCCACGATGACGATAAGAAATATCCAAAAATTCGTAATACTGAAGCCCAACAAGGCGGTGTAGCTCTTTTTCATGAAGACGGGCGTATTCAAGTTGCTGTCAATATAAAAGACCCAGCAACCATTGTTCATGAATTTGGTCATGTTTATGACCGACTTGCTGATGGACAAGCTCCTGCCTTTTCAGAGCGTCCAGAGTTTAAAAAAATATTAGAAGCTTATAATCATGAGGTTGACAAGTCAGACCTTATCGGTCATAGCAAAGATGAAATGACTTATCGTGAGTATCTAAAAGAACCAACAGAAGTGTTTGCACGTTTATTTCAGGCTCATTATTTAAAAGAATTGGGAACAGACCCTTTAACTGAAATGCGAGCTGTTTCTGTAGGTGAAATCATTGCCAATCAAATGATTTTTGAATATCCTGAAATCACGCAGTATTTCACTGACCATATACCCCATATCACTTACGAATCAAGTAGAGCCTTTAAAGAATGTTTAGATTATATTGAAGCAGACATAGAGTCCGTCATTAACCTAAAATGAAAAGCCTTGACACAGGCTTTTTTTCATGGTATAATAGAGGTAAATGAAAAATTATAGTAGGAACATAGGTAAACAATGAGATTATTACAATTAGTAAAAGAGCGTACTAAAAAAGCACTCAACATGACTGATGTGCAATTAGACGCCATTATCAACGAGGACAAATCCTCACTACATGACCCATTTTTATATGATGGTATGGAGACCTTGATTGACCTCTTATACGAGTTCAAATTGAAACAAGACCAAGACCCGTCACTATTGTTGATTATTGACACAGACTATGATACTGACGGTGTTATGTCAGCCGCTGTATTGTCAGCAGCCTTAGATGTCTTTAATATCAATTATCGGGTTTATGTACCCTCAATGAATGACGGTTATGGACTTAATGTCAACGCTGTCAATGAAATGAAAGAATTATTTGAAAATGAAGACTACACAATCAGCATGATTTTAACAGCTGACAATGGAACCAACGCAATCGAAGGTGTTGCTCATGCAAACGCTTTGGGTATTGACGTCCTTGTCACTGACCACCACTTAGGTGGAAATCAATATGCTGATGCTAAAGTGATTGTAAACCCTAACAAAATCATGCCAAATGGAGACGCTGAACCATATCCATTTAAAGGCAATGCTGGTGCTGCTGTAGCATGGAAAACAGCCCAAGCTTATTCTCAAAAATACAAACCAGAAGCAATTGACTTGATTGATGATTTAATTGTCTTTGCTGGTATGGCGAATGTTGCCGACGTAATGCCAATTATTGATGAAAATCATTATATGGTACGTAAGTCTGTTGAAGAGTTAAAACGTTTAACACGTATTCGTCTCATGTATGGTGATAGCCCATCAGCATATGATGATATTAAATCAACACAGTATACTCATTACAACTCTGTATTTTATGGTTTGTATGATTTAATCAAACTCTTACAAGAGTTTAAAGATGAAAAACGTCTGTCAGCGGGTAAGAAATCAATTCCATTGCCTGATGATGAAGAACTAATCTCTTGGTATTTATCACCAATGATTAATGCACCAAGACGTATTCATGCATCATCACGTGAAGCTATGTTAGCCTTATTAGCGCCACATGTTTCAACACGTATGGACAACATTAAGGCCATGATTTCTATGAATGAGTTGAAATCTAAACTTCGTAATGATGTTTTAGACTCATTAGATTATTCAGAATTATATCCAAAATCAGGTAATGTTTTGTTTGTCAATGCGCAACATGGTATTTCAGGTCTTGTAGCGGGTCAAGTTGCTGAAAAGACGAAAAGTGCGACAATTGTATTTGCATTACCAACACAATTACCACAACGAGTTTATAGTTATCATGAGTTTGACACTCGTTTTGACAAGGATACACTTGTAATTGGAGCATCTGCACGGTCAAATCCCTTGCAACCGTTAAACGTTATTGTTGAACGAATTATGAAAAAGAATCCAGACATTGTTGTTGGCGGTGGTGGACACGCAGCCGCAGCAGGCTATTCTATTCGTTACAAATACTTAGAAGAATTTGCTCTTGAATTTGACAAAGTGGCTGCTGAAGTCAAAGCTGAAATGATTGCAGCTCAAAAGGCTGCTGTCAAGACTGGAGAAGTAACATTAGTACCTGAAAACGTTGTCAAACTAGGTTTTGTTGACATCAGCGAAACATTAGATTATGTAGGATACAATGTCACTAATGCTCCAAATCTAAGAGATGAAATGTTAGAAGTTCTTGATTTCCAACAAGGTCTCAAGCCGTTTGGTAAAGACTTCAATGGTCAAACAACTTTTGTAATGGATTTGAATCCATTAGAATTAACTAAACCTCAATATAATTTGAATCTTGCCTTTTGGAAGACTTTCAAGTTTAACATTAATGGTGTTGATGTGATTACATTTAACACAGATTTAGGTGATTTAGTCAAAGACCGAATTGCGACTAAAAACGATACAATTATCCCTGTTACAGCTGAATTGAAAATCAATGAGTATCAAGGACGTATCACACCACAATTGATTCTAAATTAAAAAGACATGGAAATCCATGTCTTTTATTTTTCCATAAATTCTTGAGTCAACTGAGCAAGTTTTTCACGGAACTCATCAGACTCCAACAATTTCTTGGTCACATCATCAAGTTCTTGTTTGTTTTGAACAGGTTTTTGTTTGTCTTCAACAGGCTTTGGTTTATTTTGAACAGGTTTTTGTTCACTGTTTTGAGCTTCTTTAATGCGAGCATCACGGGCACGACGAGACTCACCATATTCTTCTTGCCAAGCCACTTTAGACTTATCAGTATAAGCTGGTTGACCGTTCAACAATAGTGGAATTGGTTTGGTTGAGTTTTCAATCGGGAACAACTTTTCAGGAGTTCCATATCGGATACCCATATCATCAAGTGTGATTTTACCTTGATGGATTGCTAACAAAGCGTCATCAATACCTTTTTGTTCTGGATTCCATGATAGAACTGAAACATTAGACCATTGCGCCAATTCATGATAAGCTCCATGGATATTTTTACACACATCAAAGTTTGTACGACCATCAGCGTCCAATGCGATATAAGTTCCATCAATTTTCAGGTCTGTGTCATTATAGATTTTAGAAACAGATGACACGAACTTAGCAGCAACACCCGGTACTTGAGCAACAATAACACCACGGTCACCTGCAATTTTATCAGCAAAGGATTTACCTGTGGCGTCAGTCACGTCAATGTATTTAGCGGTAATCATACCTTTAAGGGCGCCTTCGGCAACCAGAACAACATAGGAGTCACAACCATTTTTAGGTTCACGAGCAGTGATAAACCCAGCATTTGATGGTGTAACCACATTACGAACATCTGTCGTACCTGTCAACGTACCCGGATTAGGCCAAATATATTTTGACATTGGAACCACGTTCAGTTTATCAATAATTTCTGGTATATCATAACCACGTTCAAGTAAAATGGATTTAACATCTTGTTTGACATGAGTGTTGAAAGTTCCCTTAGCATCACGCCAAGTTTGTTTATCATTATCACCAGCAACCGCCTGAAGATTGGTTTCTTTACCGTCTTTAAATTTGAATTTGTAAATCCTAGACTTCTTGTCTAAATATTCACTAGCTTGAATAGTACGACCATCAGCCGCAGAAGCTTTCAATTTGACATTTGTTTTAGAAACATCAGCTCCAATTTGAAACTTCGCAAATTCACCCTTAACATTACGCATAGGGATAATATAACCCGGCATGCCCTCAGTACGTAGCGCCACAACATCATATTCTAATGGTTTGTCTTTATAAGACAGTTCCACATCGGGAATATGACGACCTGCTATACCCGGCATACCGACCATATCGTCACCCATGAGTCCCGGTGCGACGTTCAGACCTGAACGCCATGAGAACATATCTTTTAAGTCTTCATCATCTAAACCACGACCGGGGTCTTTCAAAATAGCCTCATGATTAGCACCATATTTACCATTCGATAAAGGCATAAAAGCTGAAAACTTTTGAAACAGTTCAGCTTGATGATGTTGCCATGCGTATTCATCACCAAATGATTCAAATTTTTCTAAGATATCATCGTCTTTAGGTGCGTATAAATCTAATTTGTAAAAGCCTGAATAATCAGGGTTCATCAAATACATTTTATCATCATAACGGTTGAAAACTTTTAAATTTGCTGAAGTCGCATCTTTATACAATGTATTTAATTTAATTTGTAAGGAGCCCAGTTTAGCTTTATCAGCGTTGACTGCAGAGTCATCAAAAGTGACCATTACATAGTCAAACTGTTGTGAGCCAAAAGCGGCACCTGTTAAATCTTTAAATTTTTTCCAATTCCCATCAGTATCGATGTGAATGGTTTCAGAATTAACTTGTTCGACCTTTTTACTGCCATCAGCTGTAAAACGAACAATTAACGGATTCTTGTATTCCATTAAAAACACCTCATATATAATCTAATTCTATTATATCATAAAAGTCAAAATAAGGCAAACCTCAAAACATAAATCCTTGACAAAAGGACTTTTATATGGTATAATAACATATAGAAATGTCTTATAAATTAAGGAGCACACATGTTAGCAGATAACGTATTAGAAAATTGCGAAAAATTAAACTACAACTTAGAAGAAGTTGTAGAACATGAATTAGACACTCAAGCCCGTGCAATGGGTTATGAGCCAATTGGATATGCCAATACTTACGATGACGGAAGTAAAGGTATTCTTATTCAAATGCCTGAAGGTCATAATAAATACAACAATGGTGTTTATATGTTCCACTTAACAGCTGATGGACAATATCTTTTAGAGGTTGTTGTACCTAACTCAGCAGACAAGGGAAATCTTATCCGTCATCTAGTAGGTGAAATTACAACATTTGTTGAAAACCTTGACACCAGCGATTTGGACACTTATGATTTTGCTGAAGTTTATGGTTTTGTAATCGCAAACACGGTTGTAAAACATTTAGCACGAGCAATGTTCCCAGAAGACAAAGACCAGCAACAACATTTCACTATGATTTACCTTTCACGTTTCTTAGCTCACGTAGCGCAAATTCATGCTGGTGATGAAAATATTCGTGAAGAAGCTGTAAACAGTGACCCTTATCTCTTCAAAATGGCCATGTTAGGTATTGCTGAAGAAGACTTAAACCTAGACGCAAGTGAGGACTCAGATGCTACTGTATAATCTTGAACGTATGTGGGATAATATCCCATCAGTTAGTCAATTAGCAAAGAAATATAAAGTTTCTGAATTCATTATCATCAGTATCTTATTATTTTTATCAGTGGCAAGTATCTTTTTCCCAAGTTTTGTTGGGCAATTTGCGGGCTATTGGGTAACCTTGCTTATTAAAATTGCTTGTGAAATTGCATGGTTATATTTGCTCATCATCACAGTAAAAGACTGGTCGTCTAAAATTGCACGCAAAATAATGTATGCTATACTGTTTTCAGTAGCAGGATTTAGTTTAGTAGCTGTTTCACCACTAGGTACATGGGCATCAACACCTGATAAATTTGATGAAAAAGTAACCTATGTCACATATGATATGTCATGCCCCTATTGCAGAAAAGCGCATTTGTCAACTAAAGCAGCAATTAGTATGTATAACAGTACACACGGAAACAAAATTGTTTTAGTAGACCTTGCACAAGACAGTAAAATTGCTAAAGAATTGAAGAAACGTATCACTTATAAAGGTACAATTCTAAATGTTAGTCACAACAAACAAGGAACTTATACCTTACGTGACGAAAAGAAAAAACCAAAGAGCCCATCAACTGAATATATCTGGGAATTGTTAAAGACTTATAATGATTGATGTATATACTGATGGTTCAAGTCGACATGACGGACATCGTTGGATTGGCGCATATGCATTTGCCGTATACGTTGATGGGCAATTATCTCACGAAGAGTCAGAGTTGATTATACCACTTACAAATAATGGTAGTGAATTGATAGCAGTGATGAAGGCTTTATATCATTGCTATCATCATTACCCAAATCAGGAAATTCGAATCCATACAGATTCACAATATGTATTGTATGGTGACGCCCGTGATAAAAAGCATCCACTTGGTACAAACACCAAGATTTGGAAACTGTATTATCAAATGCGTGACCAAATGAACTTTACTTTATCACATGTTAAAGCTCATGCTGACAATGCTGAGAATAACCACGTTGATAAAGTCGCACGACACACATTAAGAAAACATTTCAAACATGCTTAAAAATACACATAAAGCCTTTGCAACTAGTTTTGCAACGGCTTCTATTATAGGTCAAACACTTGTTAATAAAACATTTGACCTACAAAATCCATTATATGACGGTAATCATATTATCGAATTACTTGTTATCGTTGGCATTGCTTACATTACAGCAACTCTACCAGACTTAGATGAAATAGCCAAACGGCGACATATCCCATTACTTAACAAAGTTGCCCACAGGGGTATTACCCATTCAGTTTGGCCCTTAATTCTCTTATTTTGGTTAGCACATATTAGCCCAGAACTTCTTTATCCATTCACATATGGATTAGCTTTAGGTTATACCAGTCACTTAGTTGGTGACGCTTTTAGTGCTCAAGGTGTCGCATGGTTTTATCCATTTCAAAAATATGAACAGTATGGTAAAAAGAAATGGGTGAAACATCGTGGCCCCTTTATTAAGCTTTATAAAGTGGGACAAAAGGTCTTAATTGACGCGCAATATTATTGGTATTTTGTCACATTTTGTTTATTTATTATTTATATGTTGATTTGGAGATAAGATGCAACGAAAACTATTAACATTTGCTAGTATCCCTGTACTTATCATCATCATTGTAGTAACAGCTCATTTATTAGGTCTTTTAGGGAACAAAGAAATGTTTGGTTTCCGTTACCAATTTGACTATGCTCAAGTTCGTTTACCTGACGGTCACATTGTTGAAGGTGAAATTTCAGCATGGGCACGTGAAAATAAAACAGACTCTGTACGGGTCACTTTTAAAAACGGACGTGAGTATTTCACCCATACAAGTAACATTGTTTTATATAATCGAGGTAAACATGACTAAAGATTTAAAAGACATTGACTATCAAGATTTTATCATCTGTATCAATGATGATAATGATGACCATATCATTTACCAAGAAATAAAGGGAGAATATAAATATGCCAAATATTGGTCAAACAATTGGCGAAAGAATCATGGTCTGCCCTTACGACGTAAACCCTTAACAGGCCCTAAATTATATGTCAAAGCGGTACCAATCAGTCAAGAAGAACATGAAGAGCTAGAGCAATTACATGCTGAATTAGCAAATTATTACAAGTCAGAGAAGCCGTGAGGCTTCTTTTGTCTTGACAAACAACAGAAAAGATGATATAATAGGAGTATGACAAAGAAATTAGTTTTAACAGCCTCATTACTGTTACTGACTAGTTCTCCCGTTTTTGCAGATGATGTAAAAACAGTTACTAATGAGATTAGTCAAGTCCAAAAGCAGTTACACAAGGCTCAAGAGGAAGAAGAAAACCGTTCATGGTGGGATAACGTAGTAGCCTACTTCACCACCAGTGCTGATGAAGAAACAAAAGTTGAAAAATTAGAAAAGAAACTTGACAAACTAAAACGTCAAGAAAAGAACTTAAAAACGAAAAGTCTATCTCAACAAGTCAATGACCTGAATCAAACATCTCAACACAACATGGAGACTAAGAAACAGGCAGCGCTTAAAGCCAAAGAGGAAGCTCGTAAAGCCGAAGAAGCTAAAAAGGCTGAAGAAGCTCGTAAAGCAGAAGAAGCCAAAAAAGCTGAGGAAGCTAAAAAGGCTGAAGAAGCTAAAAAAGCTCAAACAACACAAAAGGCCGAAACGACAACAGTAACACCGTCAACAGACCGTGACGTGAAATTTGGTGCTGATGGACTTTTAGTAATGCAACAGTCTCAACGAGCTCAAAATGTCATTAACCAAATGTCAAATGGTACTGGACATGTCAACCACACAACTCAATTAGACGCCGAAATTGATGCTTTGACAGCAGCTGAAGCTGTATACGTAATGTACAAAATTGAAGGTGCTGGTTTTGGTCAAACAGGTTCTGGTCATGCTGGTTATGATTCACCAGAGTCTCACAGAGCTTTCGTTGAGTTACAGTTAAATAATCGATTCCATGGAAGTATTCATGAGTTATTAAAACTTTGGGGTACATTCCCATACGGAGGCTATTAAGGCCTCCTTTTTCAAAGGAGCACAGATGACAAAACCCTATGATATTCAGAAAAAGAAAAGAAAACGACAAAGACTTAAAACCATTTTCAAATGGTTTGCTTCAATCACAATTGTATTAGTAACTTTAGCAAGTCTTTTGGCCGTTATCTTTGTTCAAAACCATTTAAAGACCTTGCCGGATGTAAACAGTCAGCAACTCAACACCTTTGGCCCAACAAAGATTTTAGACGATAGTGGCAATGTTATTTATCAAGACCCAGCCACACGTTTTACTGAAATGACCTATGAGCAAATTCCAGACCTTTATAAAAAAGGACTTATTGCAACTGAAGACAAATCCTTTTGGGAAAATAAGGGTATTTCTTTAAAAGCTCAAATCGTGATGATTTTAGGCTCTGTTTATTCAAAAATCAATAAGTCTTATCGCCCACGAGGTGGTTCAACCTTGACCCAACAGTTAATAAAGAATAAATATTTCAATGGCGGGCGAGGAGTAGATACTGTTACCCGTAAAATTCAAGAAATTCATTTATCCAGTCAAGTTGCTGAGAAATTTAGCAAAAAAGATATTTTGACTAAGTATGTGAACTCTTTAGAATATTCTGAAGGTGCGACTGGTTTAGCGACTATTATGATGACTTATTTTGGCAAAACACCTGAACAATATTCTGAACGTACCGTTCAAAATATTGCTGAACAGGCGTATCTCATTGGACTAGGTCAAGCTCCAAGTGGTTATAATCTTTATGAACACCCAGAAGACGCTCAGGCACGTATGCGTACAGTGCTTAAAATTCTGTTAGATGAAGAACTCATCAGCAAAACGGAATATGAAGAAGCTAAGAATTATGACTTAACATTAAATTTACAACCACGTTTTAGAGAATCAGAAGCCCAACGTCTTCAAAATCTCAAATATAAGGTTTATACAGATGAAGTGTTAAATGAACTTTATCGTTTAGGTTATAATCCAAAAGACGCATCATTAACCGTTCATACATTTCTCAATCAAACAACGTTTGACAACATCACCAACACCGTTCGTAATGCTCAATATTATCAAGACGGCGAAGGTGGTTCAGAACAAGTTGGAGCAACAGTTATCAACTCTGAAGGTATTGTTGTTGGTATGGTTGGAAGTCGTTATGCTGACGATGAATTAAACCGAGCAACACAGAACACTCGTAGTTCTGGTTCATCAACAAAACCATTCACAGCCTATGCACCGCTGCTTCAATATTTTGGTAATCAATATAATACAGCAAGTAGTTTTTCAACAGCCCCTTATTTATATCCAGGCACAAGTGTTTATATGAACAACTATGGTAATTATACGTATGGTGTTCAAAACATTCAATATGCTTTGCGCATGTCCCTTAACACACCTGTTGGACGTATTGATGACGAAATCTTAGGTTCCACACGTATGAAGAAATTCCTTAATGGAGTTGGATTAGACGTGAAAGCATCTTATTCATCAGTTGACGGTATTGGTATTAACATTTCCACTTTACAAGCGGCTGCAGCCTACAACGCGATTAATAATGGCGGTGTTTATACGGAGCCACGATTTATCAACAAAATCACCTTTGTTGACAAAAGTGAAAAAGTAGTTGAACCAAAACGCGTTCAAGCCATGAATGCATCAACAGCCTTTGTTTTGTCACAAATGCTTAGAGGTGTCGTATCAGCTCCATATACGGCCAAAGAGGCCGCTATTCCCCAATATGAGGGATATGCTGGTAAGACCGGTTCAGTAGCCTTAGACGCCACGTCAGGGGCATATCCAGCGTATGGTATTGGTGGTTCTGATGTTTGGTATGATTCAATTACCAATGGTGGTTATTCAATTGCTTTATGGTTTGGATATGATAAGCCAAATGAGTCTCCACAGGTTGCAGATGATTTCAAAGGCCCACAATGGTTAGGGCGTGATTTACAATTACAATTAAATGCTGGACGTAATGTTCCTAACTGGACACAACCATCAACAGTATCATTTTTAGGTGGTTCAGGATTTGATACTCATTGGGCTATTACAGACTCTGCTGACATTGATAGTTCTTTATCAACAGGTGTAGAAGTGCCCGCAATCAGTGGAAACTATTCAATATTTAACACCATTAAAAGTGTAAATTCTCAATCAGATATTAAGAGTACGTGGTCAAAAGATTTGACAGGTAAAGACAAACAACGTTTTGATTTTTATCAAATGACCCCAGATGAACTTGAGAATACCAATATTATCAATAGTTCCCTATATAATATATTAGAGGATTAGTAATGAGTATAACACAATCACGTATTGATAAAGAAAATCGAAAAAAGAAAAAACGTAGCCGAAGAGCTACAATTCTCATCACCTTAGTCAGTCTGGTTTTGACTGGACTGGCTTTGGCAGGTTCTTATCAAATTTATAAACAATGGTCAGATTCCAAATCCCAATGGGACAAATCAAGTTTCAAAGGAAAATTATCTGACTTGCCTGCAGAATTTGTTAAAAACAATATTTCGGCCGACATGGTTGATGATGTTAATTCATTAACAGATGTCACTAAAGTGTTAGACGAGGTAAAAGCAAATAAAGGTTTGTCATCAGCGAATATTGACAGAGCCCGAAAAGCTGTTTCACGAAGTGAGAAAATTCTCAAACATTATAAGTTGGAAACAGGTGAAGCCAAAATGGCACAAGACTTATTATCCCTGTATATTAAAGTGTATGATGTTGAAACATCTGCCTATACAAGTTTAGACAATCAAGCCTTGTCTGACGTCATCACTCAAATCAGTTCACGTGTTATTTCTAACACAAACGATACGGATAAAGACATCTTAGACCGTTTAAATGCAATTGCAACAGACTACACGAATTTGAACACCTTTATTGACACCTATTTACCACAATTTGGTATTATTGAAAATGGTGTTGCTAAAATCGATTTGTCTGTTACAGATGAAAGCACATCTGAAATGGTAACATACATTGACAAGCACAAATTAACACGATTTAAGAATATTGAAAATATTAATAAAATCTTAACCAGTGCGAGTTGGAAACAGGCTGTCAAACAGAACAAATATAAAAAAGACAAAGACGCATGGGAAAATGCTAAAAAGATATTTGAAGGTTTAACAAAATCTCAATATATCAAAGCATCTGATATTAAGACTTATGAAGACGCTCAAAATGCCGGTTTCTTAATTTATGGAGATGAGCCCAAAACAGGATATGTTTTAAGTAAAGACAGCAAAGTTAACTTCTTAAAAATAGATGACACCACTTTAAGTTCCTATGTTTATATTAAAAAGGGTACCGTTGTAACGGCTGTTATTAGTCCTGAATATAAACCAGACCCAACATATTCAAGTTCATCATCTTCATCTAGTTCATCATCGTCTAGTTCTTCCACCAGTTCAAGTTCTAGCGCATCAAGTAGTCAAAAAGAGAATTAATCATTCTCTTTTTTTTGCAGTTTTGTATACACAAAACTACCCCACGGGGCTTTGCCCCTAACCCCATTCATCTAACGAAGTAAATTGTGGCCTCATGAAAGGCTGCTTACTTGACAAAATGCGAAAAGTATGATATAATAAAAGTGACAGACTTAAAACCGAAAGGGTTAAAATATGAAGAAATTGTTACTTTGCGCCAGTATGACTCTATTTTTGGCAGCCTGTTCTGTTGACTCAGTTAAGCCAATGGTGGTTGACGGTTTAAAAACGGTCTTAACCACAAAAGCGAAAGTCACGACAGCTATGGTTCCAAATGGAGACACAAGTGTCACAATCAATGGTGAGCAAATCACTGTTAAACAGGAGACATTTGATACAATACGTACCCTCATCAATACTGACAGTCAAATCCAACAAAATGTTGTTGATTTGGTTGGTTCACAAATTACTGATGAAAATATCGCTAAAATCGCATATTTTGTAGAAAAATATAATATAAATCCAAAAGACTTATTGGAATCATTGAAAGGTTAATATGATTTTACTTATCCTAATTATTTGTGTGCTAATCAGTATTATTGGTATCATCAAAGGTTTTCTACGGGGACTTTTGTCTATTGTTCTCATTGGAGCAATTGCTGGAATTGCATGGCATTTCTATCAACACCGTGACCAAAACCCTGTTGAAAACATTCAGCAAATCATCCAAAATAAGACACAAGAAACACAAGCACCCGCAAGTCAAACAGATTACTATGTTGACCGTTTGACTGATGAAACAGAATCGACAACAGACGAATTTGGAAATCCATTAGGTTCAGCTCAATTCGGTGCTAAATTTGTTGTTGGCAGTCCGGATGAACTAGGCCGACCAACATTTGCTCATATCCTTGTATCAGATGCACAAGAACCGGGTCAAAATGGTTTGAAACGTGCTGGAAAAATCAATACAAATCCTGCTGGTTGGCGCAATTATAAGCTCAAGAACAACTGGGCTAATGACCGTACCCATATGGTAGGTTACCAATTCTCAGGTGTAAATGATTATTATGATAACTTAGTAACGGCAACACGATATCTCAATCGTGGTGTTGAAGGTAATGGCACAGATGAAAACAACCCTGATGGTATGTTATATTATGAACAACGTCTTGATTCTTGGTTGTCAACACATCCAAATTACCGTTTAGACTATTATGTGAAACCTTTATATGAAGGTAATGGTCTTATTTTAAAACAAATGTATATGCAATGGGTTGGTGTTGATGAAAACGGCAACACAATTCCAATTGAAATTGGTGGACATTCACAAGCGACAAATGGTGATACTCGTTATGTTCTCCTAACAAATCAATCACCATCATACAATATTGACTATCAAACTGGTCAAGTAACTCTAAAATAGAAACGAGGCGCCAGAACTCAGGCTCTGGACATAACTTATGAGAAGTAATTTACTGAATATCCCAATGACGGATGTTCACTTTGAAAATGAACATTTTAGTGTTGTCTTAATGACTTATAAAAAGAAAAAAGACATCACTACAGCTTATTTTGACTCTATGTCTTATGAGCTAACAGAATTTCTTGACCGTATGAAATTCATGAAACCTTACGACATTAAAATCGTCTTTGTTGATGACAAATCTGGAGACAAAAACCCCGACTTCAAAGACGATAATGTTCGTACTCGTGGATTCTTTTTACGTCATGAAACCAAATATGAAGTACCAAACACCATGAGTCCTATGTTGGCTACAGATAATAATTTACATGTCAGCATGTATTCAACAGGTTCTATTGTCCATGAATTTGGACATGCTGTAAACTATGTTGGTAAACCAGACAGTAATGGTGTTTATCATGACTTATCTGACTATTCTGATTTTACTCCAATTTATAATGAGTATTTAAAAGAATTAGACGCCTTATGGGGCCCATATGATTATGACCGCGCCTATTATTCAACACGTGATGAAGCATGGGCGGCAGGTTTCAATATCTATTATAATGCTAGTTTTAAAAACACAAAACTAACTCAAAGTAATCCAAAAATTCGTGAACGTGCCATGGAAAATGTAATGAAAAAGAATAAAGAACTCTTTTTCACCTATTACGCCCAAAATGTTCCTGAATTAGAAGCCGTCTATCGCAATGAACAAGCTGTCATTGAAGAAAATGGCATTCGTTTTGCTGGCTGGTCTGAACGAGGATATGCTTATCAAAATATTGATACTGATGAAATTATGTATTTAGATGAGTATCAAGATGTTGTCAACACAATTCTACGTAACATCGTAGACCCAGAACAATTAGAAATGTAGAAGAGTCAACCTCTTCTTTTTTTGGAGATTATTGATGATTACTCTTTATGTAAAAAACCCAACAAATTTGAACAAGGCTGAACGTCAAGCCCGTAAATTTTTATTTGAACACAATGGCGAAGACAATGTGGAAGTGTGTCCTCAAACAGCCGTCTCGAAAGAACTACTTGTTCAACTCTTACAAGAATACGGTTCCTATGCAAAGATTTTGACCCGACAAGGTCATGAAACACATGCCGATAAAACATTTTCACAAATCCTCACATGTGTACAAAATGACACAATTCGCCTAAAGTTGCCTATTATTGTAAATGGTGACAAAGTTGCTAATGGTGTAAAGGATTTGCGACGATTTGTAACCAGACAACAACGTCTCTTGCAAGCAAGTGAACTATGTGCCACAGCTGTTGAATTATGTGGTCTAGCGGAGGAAGACGAAGATGTCTTTGAATAAACTAGCATCCCAAAAAGCTGTACTCAGCTTTGCTGAAACGATAAATGAAAATACAAAAATCACATATGGGGAAATGATAGACGAAAGTCTACGATTTTCTGTTTATGTTGATGATACCCTATTTTTCACAGGAAATGTTTTACTGAAAGACATTTACCAAAAAGAAAATATGAAAGAAAAAACAAAATATACTACCGAAATTAAGGTGGGTAACATTACCTATGTCATCTACCAAACATATGAAGCTTATGACAAATAAACCAAGTTACTTACAACTCGTGACAGGAAATGTCACACCTGATGAGCTCAAACAGCTCAAAGGAATTAAAACCACATTAGTCGAGGTTCCAAATGGATTTAATAGCCCAACTAATTCAAAACAAGAAAAACGTAAATAATGTCTTAGAAACTTTAAGTCTTCTATTTGATGAAATTATCAAATATGAAAAATTATCAAAGTCACCTAAGTTTAAAAACATTACAGAGTCTACAGTCTTACAGAAACAGTTGCCAACCATTTGGAGCTGTTTTAATGGTGAAACACAGAATATGTCAGCCTTTGTACAGGCTATTGCAATTGTGCAAAACATTTCTGACCAACCATTACAAATCTTTATTGATTTTAATGAACATTACTCAAAACGTGACCGTCGAAATTTGACCATCATTGGTAATGTTAACCAAACTCAATATAATTTTTTGGAATATTCACGATTACCAGCCAATTTTGACTTTGATTCAAACACCTTGTATTTATTGAATGACGCACCTAATGAAAATGAACAATATCTAGTTATTGTCACTGGTGATAATAAAGTCATTAATATATATACAGGTTTGATTGGTCGAAATCAGCAAGAGGTGTATTCTTACAAACCATACACCCTAACAGAAAATGGAAAAACATTAACCCTATACACCTATTCATTATTAGGGAATAATGATTATCCATTTGCTGAAATTGTTGATGATGTCACAATTCCTGTTCGTATGCCTGACAGTACAAGTTTCAAATTTGGAAATCGAATTTACAAAATGACACCCGAACAAGAAGCCGAATATGATATGGCCAAAACCAAGACTAAGACCTTTGCACCATTTATAATGAAAATCTATGCAGAAATTAACTAAAATACCAGAAAACATTAAAGACCAATTTAAAACAGCCCATCAAAAAGCCTTGATGGCTGTTTTACGTGGTAAAAAAGATTCTGTTATCGTCCCAGCCCACATTGTGAAAATGCGCATCAAAATGGGAGACACAGAACAAGTCACAGATACGATTATTCCTGACCTTGCAGTATACCTTAGTGATAACTCAGGTGATATAATTTACCGTGACAACATTGTCTATCGCATTGCTCGTAATAACGCACCATTTCCAATGGCTCATGTCTATTCGTCATCTGGTTATTTGTGTTTAGGTTCCATTTTTGTACCAAGCCAATTACCAAGAGAAGCGATTATGACACCATTAGAAACCCTGTTTCTACATAACGACCGTATTATGCATGGTAATCCACAATTGCCAATATCTAAAGAACAAAGACAAGAATTGGAAGAAGCTGTTTGCTATTATTTCCCACAATGTCCAATTAACTTCAATGAGGATTTTCTTCGCGAAGACACTGTTTGGAAGTTAGGAAATTATGTAATAGAAAATGCTGAAAACAGAGAAGTTGCTGTAGAAATCATGCAACATTTCTTCAAGATTATTTTTGCACGAGAGGATTAATATTGAAATATTTATCAATCGCACGTTTATTTTCTGAATTTAAACGTAAATATAAAAAACAAATTGCAATGAAAGAGACCTATCATGAAATTGACAAACATGATAGTTTTCATGTAGCAACACGTTCATATGACGAACCATATATTCAGCCCACAATGTATACATATGACGGAATCACATATCGTATGTGTCAAACGGAAAATTATGGTTGGTCATATATTCGTAGTGTTACTGAAGCCCAACTACCAAAAAACACTCAAAACTATTACTTTATTGAGGGCGAAACCATTTCAGAATATGCTGAATTGACCAAAGATTTCATGGCAATATTGAATCGTGTAATCTACAACTTGTCCCGTGAATTATCAGAAAAAGAAGCTGAAGAAGACATCTTTGCTTTTTTAGACGCATCGTCTATCGAATCTGAAGAGTTAACAGACGAAATCAAAGCAGTATTGTATGATACAACTGCAACCAGCGCCAATATTAGCATGATGAAACATGGTTTGGCATATTTGAATGCTTCTAACGCGAAATTATCACGTTGGTTTGATTATGTTGATTCATGTTACTACACAAATCGTAATGATATTGTATCAATGGCTTTGGTTCATATATATACACAATATGCTGATTTGTCCTATGAGGATATTGAAGAAATTCAAGATTCCATGGGTGTCTTTAACATTTCAACATGGTTTAAAGAAACCGACCGTCAATTACATAATCAGCATTATTCACAGTATCAAAACTTGTTACAAAGTAAGGCAAACACACTAGCAAATGAATCTATGATTGTACCTGTATCAGAATATTTTGCACGTGAAGGGTTAGAAAACCCAACAGTTGTTCTTGAAATGAAAGGATTATCATGGGATTAAGAGACGCTAATAAAATTTTAAAACGAATCCGTGTCAATGGATTTTATCTTGAAAACGGTGTATATAAGGTTGACGTTGAAAAGTTGACTGAAAGTGTAGCTGAAATGAAAATGCTTTTCAATGCTTCATTTCAGCCAAACAATGACACCCATGCTCAAATGGCTGTAGAATTTTTTGAGCATTTAGATACCTTTGTGGAAAACATGTCACAGCTTGAGATTTCTGAATATGATTTCCAACAGTATCAAGACTACAAAAAAGCATCAGCAACCATTAAAGAGTATCAAAATCTTCTTTTGGGTGTACGATGTGCATTAGTACCTTTAGATGTTCATAGTGAAACCTTTAATGATATTTTCACAGAATCCAATGGTGACACTCGAAAACAAACAGTTCTGAATAAACGAAATCCGTTTTCAGATATTACAATTGAAAATCAACAGTATCTTTATTCTGACGGAGAACAGTTCCATACTTTATCATTTGTGACAGGCCACACCCTAACTAAAATCACAACTGAAAATGATACATCTGTTTTAGCGTTACAACCCGGATTTAAAATCGCAAAAAGCGTTGAACGTAAAGCAATCAATGATTCTGGAACAATCGCCATGGATGATACTTTAACTACACCAATTCAAGAAACCGAATTGGGACATGAATTATTCTATATTTAGGTGAATATGTTAACAAAACTTCTTATTAATCGATGTGAAACAAATGACATCTTCGCCAACATGATTGTTGGTGTAGATGAAGTTACCGATGTGCCCGGCGCATCTGCTGAAGCTGAACAAGTAAAAGAAATCCAAAAAACCACTGTATTAGGTTTAATTGAACGAAATACAAATCGTATTTATCATGTAAACTGGTTAGTAGACCCAAATATCATAAATTATGAACGTTTGATTGTTTATTTACCAACAGCAAACTATTATCGTAAACGATACGATGTTGATTTACAAACAACAAACTATGGTCTGGTTGAAAATCCAACAGCTGTAAAAACAGTTTGGGATGTGGTTGAACAATTTTACGCCAAAGAATCTTACGCCTTTGTCGATGAAGACCACTATGACCAATTTGTGGATATTCAAAAAGCTGTTGAAAACATCCGTAACCTTATCAAAGCATATCCTATGTATGAAAATATTATGTTGGATACAGAAAACGGACTTAAAGCCTATAATGTTTTATCCATTTTGACATATTTGGACGAAAATGAACGTTGGGCTATGATTCGTGCGCTTAAATACAGCCGTGGAAGTGTTGCGGTACAACAACGTATTGCTGAAAAAATCATTTCTAAAATCAAGGTTGAAAATGGTCGTGACCTCATGACTCAAGAGCAACAGGTAGAGACTTTTATCGAGTTTTCAAAACAACGTCGTTCAGACAAAGAAGAAAAAGTGTCTGACCAACTATTAGAAAAAATCGAAAAGTCACCACTGTATGAAATTGTTAAGGAAAAATTAGGAACACAAGGCTTCCTCTTATCTCCAACACAACAATTTAATGTACTGCAACAAGTTGGACTCTTGTCCAAACAAGGTGAAAATCTTGTTTACAACCTCAGTGACATGGGTTCTGGTAAAACCCTTATGACTGTTGAGTCTATTTTCTTACTTGATTTGAAAATGGCTGAAAGTTTCCCATTAGAAAACGTAGCTGAAATTCGTCTACCAAACAAACATTTGATTGCTCCAAAACTGTCAGTTAAATCTTCATGGATTAAGACCTTTGAGCTATTCTATGACGTAGAAGAGGTCAGTGACATTGAATATCACTTATCCTTTGAATACAATGGTAAAGTTTACAAATCAAAAGTCTTAGCATCGCCATTCACAGTTAAAAGTAATGCAATTGTAGTAGACCAACCTCTGCCAGAGTCAAAATATCTACGTGATATTCAAGAGTATTTGATTATTGATGAAATTCACCAACTAGTTCAAAAATCCATTTCACGTACCAAGTTTTTCCCTAAAGGTGTAAACCCTGCAACAAGTTATAAGTCCTTTATCTTATCAGGTACCTTATCGAACTTGACCACAACTCAATGGTATCATTATATCCGCTTAATGGACATTGAGTATCCACATCACACCTTACGTCAATCAAATTCAGGCATTAGTTCATCACTTGTCAAACGGGAAAAAGATTTAGCGGATTCTATCAAGCAATCAGCTGAAGGTTTGGCTGAACACCAACACCGTTATTTTGACCCCGAAAACTTGACGGACAAATTTGAACCTATCACACATGTAACCAAATCTAACATTGAAAACTTGTATCATCATTTGTTCTCAAGTTTAGTTCTCAATGTTCGTGAGAATCATTATGAGAAAATCGAAGATGTTTTGACTGAAAAACAATTTGGTTTACGTTATGCGCCTGAGTTATCAGACACGCCAAACTTTGAATTGTTCTATAACCTTGTAGGTGATAAAGCCATTACGGCTCAGTCGTTGCAAATTGCTGAAGAACTTTTTGGTGAACAAAAGACTCAACACAAGGCTGATGTTATCAAAACAACATCTCCATTGACGGCTGATGACTTAGAAATCTTGAAGACGCTTCATAAGATTACCGCAGACCATGCTATTTACAAATCTAAAGTCATCGCTAATCGTATTAACAATGCGATTTTGAACCTCAATGATGGTTTGCAACAGAAAAATGTTTATGACCTGATTTCTCAATTTGCAAGTAACAATTCACGTTTCTTAGAGTATTTGACAACATTAGATTTGAATATTTTGGAAAAACTTCCACAATCAAATCTAATTGACTTGCCAGAACTTGAAGATACTGAAAAGTTTGCCATTTTGAAAGACATTTTAGCAAATGAACCAGATGAAACACATCTCATTGTTGTAAACGATTACAACGCCATGGTACAATTATCTAAGGCTTTAGATATTGACCATTTAAGTTTGAAACAAGTTCGTAACGCTTTGTCTTATCAAGACTCATTGGACGAAATGTTTGAAAAGCAAAATGTTGTAGTTGTACCACAGGATATGATTAAATCATCTCTTGACTTGGTTCAAGCCAACCGTTTGATTCAATATCAATTGAACTCTGAAATTTCAGACATCATTCAAACTCAAAACCGTATCAACCGTATCGGTCAAACCCGTGAGACAAAAGCTTATTATATTGCAACAGACGTCCTGCAAGAAAACTTGATAGAACTGTTCCTAGAAACATACCGAAACATCAAGGTTGCCCATAAGGGTATTGTGGAACTCTTTGTTGATATGAGCAGTCAAATCAACGTGGTTAATGACTATATTGGTAAAGCTCTGAAGTCAGCGACAGTTGATTCAGAGCCCCTTGGACAATTATCTCTGTTTGATGAAACGCCATACATTGTGGACATTGAAGAAACAGAAGATATCGAACAAGAAGAATCTGTTTATAATCATCCAGCCCAACTAGTCTTATTCTCATTAGATGATGACTATGAGGCTCATCAATTTGCCATGTAAGGCACTCATTCCCCTGCGGCCGTCTACACGGCCGCTCATGGGGACAAGTCCCCAGACCCCTTAATAAATAATGAATTTACAAAAGGAGTCGACAGTATGAAAATCACACAAGAATTTGTAACCCAACTAAATTTACAACCAGACTCAATTTATCGAATTTGGTTAACCAATAACAATATTCCACATTTGTGTGAGTATTTCAAAAAACGTCCTGGCGAATTCACATGGTGCGATGGCGAACCATTAGATGATGAATTTTTAAAAGATGACCGTGTTTTGTTATTAAAAGGTCGAGGCTCAAAATTCATCAAAAAAACTAACTGTCAAAATGTCAAAGAAGTCATAGATTTGATATTCACAGACTATTAAGCAAGGAGATTATAATGAAAATGTCAAACGAAAAAATTCTTGAAACATTTCCAAAACGATATGTGACTACTTCAGGTTTAATATTTGATAAAACACCTATTGTTATCACAGATGACAATATCGCTTATTGGCAAGAATATTTTAAAAAGATTCCTTTGAAATGGGCGTCTGGTGAGAAGATTTTAGAACATCCAAATTTCACCTCAAATATTCTACTAAGAAAACAACCAGATGGAACATGTAAGTACATCAACTTTGAACAACTCCACAACGACCCTGACATCTATGACATGTATCATAAGGCAATCAACTATATCATTATTGATTATTAACAGACAATTCGAAAGGTGACAACATCCAATGATTATTTCAAACATTTTAACCACAAATGATTTTTCACATTTAGGGGCAACGCTTGATAAGTTGTGTAAGCGTATCAAACAAAACGCTGAAACTCTTATTGACATCACAACTGAACCATTTGGACGTGGTGACAGTCTGGTATCGGCTCATAACACCATGTACGAAAAGTATGAATTTGACCAAATCGTAAAAGGTCATACCGTGAAGATTTATCAAACCAGCACTCAAGACCTCTTGGTTGTGAATATTGAAAACAATATTCCAGACGCTTTCATTATCACAAAATCAAGTAAGGTCAACGACACCAACCATGTTAGTGGGTACACATTTAAACCATTTACCGATTTCACAAATGATTACTCATCTAAAGTTATACAACGTTTGTTGGGAACATCGGGCAGTCATTATGTGATTGAAAAAGTTGTAGGTACAAGTTTCCGTGAACAGCCAAGTTTCCATGAGTTTGGTGGAGAACTTCATGATGTCAACAATGTTCCAATTCGTAAAATGAAGGCTCTATTGTTGCCTGAACCAGAAAACCCATATGACCCAAATGCTATCAAGGTTGTTGCACCTCTAGCAAATGGCTCAGCTCATCATTTAGGTTACATTGGTAAAAATGGCGAACTCTATGGCACTATCAAAAAGCCAACAGCTGTTGAGTTGGCAGTCATTGATTATCCAAGTGTTGGTAACTATGCAATTTCTTACGAAATCCGTTATTTGAAAGGTGAATAAATGATTTTTCATGAATTAGCCCAAGCCTTGGACAAAAAAGTTCAAGCACTTTTATCAAGTGGTAAAACACTTGTCCGTTCAAGCATTTCCGGTGACGAACTTTGGAACTTGTATTTGGAGTCTATTCCAGCTGAACACAACCAAATCTTCCGTCAACGTCGTTATTATGACGCAAACTATGACAAAAACTATATTCGCCGTATTGGTGGTCTTATGGCTATCAACAACGGTCAATTAGAATCTATTTGGGATATTCAAGTTGACTCTTATTTCGGCCCAGTAGTAGCAAAGCTTTCAGAAGCTGTTAAGTCAGCTCCAATTCAAAGTTATTTCTTAGAAAAAGAACCAGTTGCAGGTCATCAACCAAGTGTGGACAACTATGATGAAAGTATTGTTTGGGAACATTTCTACATTAGATTACCAAAAGAATTTGTCAAAGTCAATCGTGCTGAAATTCTTGGTGAACAAGACGCAACCAAGCAAGTTCTTGAACGTTCAATGAACGAAGTAGACCTTAATGACCTTGAATTAGTAATTGACCTTATTCAAGATAACAACCTCTATCGTGGTCTTGAACATTTGAAGACACTTCAAACATGGTTAGAATTGAAACTTGCCTATGACCAAGTCGAAAACAAAGAAATTTGGTTATGGGATACAGCATTCAAACATGGCCCACGTGTTCGTTTCCGTAACACGGTTATTGGTACACTTTTAACAGACCTTTTTGAAGGTGTAGACCTTGAACGTGCTGTTTCAGCTTTTGAAACACGTGTAGCTCCGCAAAACTACAAACGTACCCAAGCACTTGTGACACCACGTCAAATTGAAGAAGCTAAAGCTAAATTAGCTGAATTGGGTTACTTGGACTCTGTTCATCGTCAAGTTGCAACAGAAACAGACATCCCAGCTCAACATGTCCTCTTCCGTACAACAGAAACCAAGAATCTAAATGTTTTTGATGAACTGTCTGATGAGATGTCTAAATCAACAGCTAAAGTTGACATTGCAAAAGCAAAAGACGTGACCATGGAAGAATTTCTGACATCACTTCCAGATTTAACTAAGGTTGAGTTATTGCCAACCAAGCACATTTTCAAAAACCAAGTGGCCTTGACTAAAGGTACTGGTGGTCAGAATATGTTTGCATGGGACAATGACTTCGCATGGACGTATCTAAATTCTGATACTACCGACGCTATTCGTGAAAAAGTTAAAGCAGCCGGTGGTAATGTTACAGGTGATGTTCGTTTCAGTCTTGCATGGTACAACCATGATGACTTAGACCTGCATGCTCTTACACCAAATGGAGAAATCTATTATGGACGTAAACATGTGGCTGGTGGTCATTTGGACGTCGATATGAATGCTGGACGAGGCACAACTCGTGAACCAGTTGAAAACATTGTCTGGGCTCAAGTGTCTGACATGCCAAATGGTCGCTATGACATCTTTGTAGACCAGTTTGCTCAACGTGAAAACACAGGACTTGGTTTCCAACTCCAGTTAGAAATTCAAGGTCAAATCCGAACGTTTTCATATGACCAAAAGGTTGACCATTACTTCCGCCGTCATAAACTTGTCACCTTTAAGAAATCTGGTTCAAGTGTTGAAATTGAACACATTTCAGAACTTCTAAAAGAAGAACTCATCACAGCAGACGCTTTTGTAGAAGTCAAACGCCTCTACACATCACCAAACCATTGGACATCACAAGTTGGTAATAAACATTACATCTTTGAAACAGATGATGTTGAAATCGCTGAACCAATTCGTGGCTTCTTTAATGAATATTTAGAACCACGTCTTGTACCGCATCGCAAAGTCTTTGAACTATTAGGTTCCCACTTGAAGATTTCAGAGAACTTGGACAATGCGGTAACAGGTTATGGTTTCTCTACCACTAGTGGTGAAAGTTTCTATGTTCGGTTGACTCACAAAACTGGACAAAAACTCTTATGTAAAGTACATGTATAGAAAGGTTCAAATCACATGAACATTTTTGAAAAAGCTAGTCGTCTTCGCCTTCGTTTTAACGTAGGTACACTTTCAAACCTCACAGTTGAAGACTTGTGGGCATTACCACTCGTTGGAAACAAGGATAACAACCTTGACGCTCTTGCCATCAAGTTGAACGCCGAATTGGAAAAAGAAAAACCACAGTCATTTGTACGAGCAACTGTTCATAAGACTGACAAAGAAACTGCTTTGTCTTTTGAAATTGTAAAACATATCATTGATGTGCGTGTTGCTGAAGAAGAAGCTCAACGTAACGCTATGGTCAAACAAGCTCAACGTAGCCAATTAGAACAACTCAAAGCGCAAAAACAACTACAAGAGTTGCAAAACTTGTCACTTGAAGAAATTGACCAACGTCTGAAAGACTTGGAAGACTAATATGTCAACAGATTTACGGTTTAATATTGGAGCACTCACAAATCTGACTCAGTCAGATTTGTGGTTTGTTCCACTTACTGGAAATAATGGTGACAATTTGATGAATTTGCGTAATTCACTTGCTTTGCATGAACAGTCAAATGATTCATTGAAAATTGTTGACCATATTATCCAAACAAAAACTTTATGTCTAAAACGACCACGAAAAGGTGAAAATGTTTAAATTCAAAGAGATACTTAAACCTCACATTTTTCTCTTTGGTACAGGTGGTACTGGGGGATTCGTGTTAGAATTCCTCACACGCCTGTTCGCAGGAAAAGATGTACAAATCGATATCTACGATGGTGACACTGTAGAACTCAAAAACCTCAAACGTCAGGCTTTTACAAAAGACGACCTTGACATTTCCAAAGTTGAAGCTTTAACCAATCGACTTAGTTCGATGGTTCCGTCAGCTCCAAACATCATCCCCCATCATGAATACATTACCAATGTTGATGAATTAGTGGCTGACTTACTCATCAACCTTGATGAAGATGAAACACCAATTATCATTTCAGCATTAGACAATGTTGCAACCCGTCGACTTATCAATCAAGCTGTAGATGAATTAAGTGGAGCCCAAGATATCATTGCGATTGATTCAGGCAACAGTGACCAAGGTGGTCAAGTTGTCCTTTTCTCAAACTATGATGTCGAATTTAAAGATATTATGGGTGAAATTTCACATGTTACATTACCTAACATGTTGCAATTATTCCCAGATATTGATGTCATTAAAGACATTCATGATGAAAATCCAGGTCTAGTACAAAATTGTGCAGACAATGCTGAAAGTAAACCACAAGCTATGATGGCAAATGTCAGAAATGCTGACATCATTTCATCAATTGTCTATAAATTGTCTCAAAACGAGTCATTTACAGCTAATTTATGGATTAGTGATTTGTTGACAGGCAACACAACATCATGGAGACGCGATGGATAAAGAAGCTTTAAAAGCCCTTATCGCTTCTAAACCAGTAGTCTATAAAGAGAATCCTTTATATTCCTATGATGAAGTCAATGATAAAATTCTTGGTGTAGATATTATTCAAGAGTTTAAGTTATTTGATGTCATTAGAGAATATTTCAAACAAGTATATGACGCCTTTATGTCAGAGGCTCAGGTGCTTGTTGTGACCAAAGACGATTCTCAAAAACTTCCACATATTCCACGATTGCCAACAGATTTGAATTTGGATATTTTAGTCTTACCTCAAGTGAATTCTTGGGGAAACACATCCGTATCTGAAACTCAATGGCAAAATGATATTGTGGGTCAAGATATTGTTCCACTTATGCGAGTACACTCACATCACACCCTTAATGCTTATCAGTCATCAACTGATTATAACAGTTTGAATTCGGGCACATTAGAGGTTGTATTGGGTGATATTTATAGTGACAATTATCAAATTGCTTACTGGTTAGACGAACGGGGCAAAGACACCAAACAAAACGTTTGGAAGACTTTTCGTTTGGCTAACACAAGTGAAAAAATTCCGTCAGGCTGCAACAATTAGTCCAAAGGATTTCTAAATAATTGTCAAAGCAAAGACATAAAAACTCGGCGTGCAATTTAGACACGAACGTAAGGAGTACGCTAACCATTGAAATCAAGGTTGTATTCTAAGAAACAACAGTAATGTGCTTTACTCAGAAAAGCAATGCTAAGTAAACCGTCAGTCGTATTAGGTAACTTTTGAGAAACCACTGTTACTTAGGTTTCAATCAGTCAAACAAAATTCATTAGAAGATGTCTGTTTGATATGATTCTAAAGGTCAGGCTGCAATTTTCACTTGCAAAATTCAACAAATTATGGTATAATAGAAGAAGAGACATCGTCTAATTAAAACAATAGAGGTAAAAACATGAAACGATTCAATTTCAATAATGAACAAGACACAACTCCAATCACTGTAGATGAAGTAACAAAAGCCGTTACTTTCAATGGTGTAGAATTTGCATCTGTACAAGAATTTGCAGAATTTTATGCATTGGCACGTGATGTAAAACCAGAAAACCTTAAGAACTGGGTCTTGGTTGAAAACGGTGATACTTATTCATTTGTCCTTCGTGCAGCAACAGCCGGTCATGACGCATCTGAAATTGCAATTGCTTTGCGTGCAGCGGGGTTTACTCCTGACGAAATCGCACAAGCTTTAGCAGGTAATCATGTGGCAGCTGATGAACCACAAGACGAATTTACTAGTGTACTTCAACGTTACGATGTGGAATTTCTTAAGTATGGTGCTGGTGTTGAAACTCTAGCACAACTGCGTGAAATGGCTGATGAATTCTTTGCGGAAGACGAATATGACGCAGATGACGACTATTACGAACAAGACTACAACGATGTGTTCGCTCACTTTGAAAGTCAAGCTCGTTTGAAACTAGCTACAGAATTTCCAGAAATTCCAGCTGACTTTGCTTTTGCTTATAAGCAAGGCACATTGGCTGACAAATATGAGTCAAATCCAGAAGAAGCTAACAAGATTTTGACTGTTGCTCATCTAGCAGGACGTGATGACGTACAAGTTTACGTTGTAAGCGAAAATGGTGCTGAACGTCGTCGTTTGTCAAATCTCCAAGCATATACTCATGTCTATGTAGTTGGCAACAAGGTGATTGTTGTCTTGTAATTGTTAAGAGGAAGTTGTGAAAACAGCTTTCTCTTTCCTTTTTACCACTTTGTATACACAAAGTGGCATATGGGGAGTATCCCCAAAACCCCATTTCCTTAATGAAACCTTTTGAAGTCTTGAAAAATTTTTAAAATTTTTTTGCAAAAAAGGCTTGACAAAGTCAAAATCTTATGATATAATGAATTTATCGTAAAAAAGTGCTTGACAAAAGTCGCAAACTTATGATATAATAAAAACACATTGTCACAGTAAAGACGTTAAAACACGGCGTACAATTTGGATACGAGCGTAAGGAGCACGCTAACCATTGAAATGTCAAGGTTGTGTTCTAAGGGGCCAACAGTAATGTGCTTTACTCAGAAAAGCAATGTAAGTAAAACGTAAACCGTATTAGTAACTTCTGAGAAACCACTGTTATTTAGGGCTTCAATCAGTCAAACAAATATTTGACATGGTTCCAAAAGAAAGTTGGATGTCTATGCAAATTGGTAAAGCTGGCAGACTGTAAATCTGTCCCTTCGGGTTTGGGAGTTCGAGTCTCTCGGCATCCATTGTGATGGACAAGGTTATAAAGACTCCTTATAAAAGTCTTAAACAAACCTATACAGATGTATCAACGCAAGACAGTTGAGCATCTCCCTGTAGGAACATGTTTTTATAGAAGCATTAATGAAAAGTCTTATTGTGTAGCTTATCAGTTGAAATAAGATGAGTTAATGTGGAATAGGTTAACCGTAAGACCTTTAGTTGAAAAACTACAAAATTGACCTAGAAATACTGAATTTTCATCATTTCTAGTTACGGTTCGAATCTCTTATTCTCCGCTCAACGAATTTTTAATTCGGACACTTAGCGGTTGGGATGTCCATCATATGCGGGTATAGTTTAAAGGTAGAACTACAGTCTTCCAAACTGTTGGTACGGGTTCGATTCCCGTTGCTCGCTTATCATCAAGATTAGCTCAGCTGGTAGAGCACCGGACTGTTAATCCGGCTGTCACAGGTTCGAACCCTGTATCTTGAGTCAATTTCGTCACAGCAAAGACGTAAAAACACGGCGTACAATTTGGATACGAACGTAAGGAGCACGCTAACCGTTGAAATATCAAGGTTGTGTTCTAAGAAACAACAGTAATGTGCTTTACTCAAAAAAGCAATGCCAAGTAAAACGCCCGTCGTGTTGGATAACTTCTGAGAAACCACTGTTACTTAGGTTTCAACCAGTCAAATAGATGTTTGACATGGTTCCAAAGGGTATCTTGAGTTGCCAAAGTAAAATACATTTTACTTGTATATTTTAATATTTGCGTCATTGGTGAAATTGGCAAACACGTCAGGCTTAGACCCTGATGCTCGAAAGAGCTTGTAGGTTCGACTCCTACATGATGCATTCATGCTCGGTTGGTGGAATAGGCAGACACATGGGACTTAAAATCCCAGGGCCACATGGCCGTGCGGGTTCAAGTCCCGCACTGAGTATTTGACTGTTACAGGGTTGGCGAACACAGACGTCAACTTGTTTCTAATTTATCGAAAGTACGTAATTGTCTTACTGTGAGGACGAAGTACGAAAAAAAGAGTCTGGTCAACTTATTTGACAAGAATTCGTTTTGCTTGTCATACCGGTCTTGTAGTGTAGTGGTTAACACGTCGCCCTGTCACGGCGAAGACCGCGGGTTCGAATCCCGTCAAGACCGTTTTGTCAAAGAAAAGACGTAAAAACTCGGCGTACAATTTGGATATGAACGTAAGGAGCACGTTAACCATTGAAATATCAAGGTTGTGTTCTAAGGAGCCAACAGTAATGTGCTTTACTCAGAAAAGCAATGCTAAGTAAATCGCCAGTCGTGTTAGGTAACTTTTGAGAAACCACTGTTACTTAGGTTTCAATCAGTCAAACAAAACCCAAACGAGGTTTTGGGAGCAGTCAGTTTGACATGGTTCCAAAGGGCTCATGACATCAAACCCAAAGGGCGATGTGAAAACGTAAAACTTTGATTTTCATTTTGGGAACAGTCAATTTGACATGGTTCTAAAAGTATTTTTTATTTGTTATTCAACGTCATAAGACATTGAATCTGACTCGGTAGCTCAGTTGGTAGAGCAACGGACTTTTAATCCGTGGGTTGTAGGTTCGAGCCCTGCCCGAGTCATATGGTCACAGCAAAGACATTAAAACTCGGCGTACAATTTGGATACGAACGTAAGGAGCACGCTAACCATTGAAATATCAAGGTTGTGTTCTAAGAAACAACAGTAATGTGCTTTACTCAGAAAAGCAATGTATGTAAATCGTTAATCGTATTAGGTAACTTTTGAGAAACCACTGTTACTTAGGTTTCAACTAGTCAAACAAAACTCAAACGAGGTTTTGGGAGCAGTCAGTTTGACATGGTTCCAAAGGCTCATCAACTTAGGTAATCTATTATCGAATGTTTTGGGAGCAGTCGGTTTGACATGGTTCCAAAGGTGTGTCGCAGGTTCGAAACTTGCCTGAGTCATTGTGAATATCGAAAATGATATTCTTTTTTTTATTGTCACAGTAAAGACGTTAAAACTCGGCGTGCAATTTAGACACGAACGTAAGGAGTACGCTAACCATTGAAATCAAGGTTGTATTCTAAGAAACAACAGTAATGTGCTTTACTCAGAAAAGCAATGCTAAGTAAACCGCAAGTCGTATTAGGTAACTTTTGAGAAACCACTGTTACTTAGGTTTCAATCAGTCAAACAAAATTCACAAACATGGTTCAAACATTATCTGTTTGATATGATTCTAAAGGATTTCATGTCATGAATTATAGTTATAAGGATACAATATGTTTGTTTACACATTGAAATTAGATATTGATTTAATACATCACAAACAATTAGAGAAGCGTTTTCGTATGGCTTCTGATATTTATCAAAAAACATTACGAGAAATTCTCAAACGTGTCAGAAAACAGAAAAAAGACCCGTTATATAAGCAAGCTTATCGTTTACCAAAAGGGGCTGAACGAAATGAAATTTTAAAAGAACTTGACCTCAAATATGATTTAAGAGGTTCTTTCACATTCAGCAAATTTGCGAATGATTATCGTAACAAACGAAATTATGCACGTTATATTCCAAGTGATGTTGCTGGAAAACTAGGCATCCGTGCTTGGGAAGCCTACTCACGTGTCAAATTCGCAAAAGGTTCAAAACGAATCAATTTGAACCAGCCATTGTTGTCTTTTGAAGCAAAAAGTGATACTGGTATTATCATTCGAAATGGGCTCTTAAAAATGGGAACAAAAAGCGCTCAATTTGAATGTCCAGTCATTTATAATAATGATGAATTTGAACAGGAAGTATTCCAACTTCAATTCAAATTTAATCGTATTGTTCGTAAGCGTCAACATGGACAATGGGAATATTATGTTCAAATGGTCTTTGATGGGCAACATCCAAGTCACCAAGAACCTGATTTACACACAACGGTCGGGATAGATATTGGAACATCAACTGTCGCACTGAGTTCACATTTTCAAACAGAACTTAGAGAACTTGCTGTAAATGTTTCAGATGAATCACAACGTCTTGCTCGTTTACAACGAAAATTAGACCGTCAAATGCGTGCTAATAACACCCATCGTTACAACAATGATGGTACAATCAAACGGGGACGTGGACGTTGGATTTATTCAAAAGAAGCTTTAGCAACAAAAGAAGAAATCGCTGAAATTCAACGAACACAAGCTGCTCAACGAAAAATTGACCACCAAACACTTGCCAATGAGATTGTTCAAATGGGAGACCGTTTTGTTGTAGAACAAATGTCTTTCAAAGGATTACAAGCTAGAGCAAAAGAAACTGAAATTTCTGAAACTACTGGTCGTTTTAAACGTAAAGGTCGTTTTGGAAAATCAATCTTGAATCATGCACCAGCGATGTTGATTGAAATGATTCGATATAAAACAGAGTTTCAAGACAAACAATTCATCAAAGCTAACACTCGTAAAGTAAAAGCGTCACAACTTGACCATATTTCTGGACAATATAAGAAATATAGCTTGAGCACACGTGCTAAAACGATTGGTGATGAATTGGTACAACGCGACTTGTATTCAGCCTTCATTTTGCAACACGTCATGGATGATGGCGAAACTGTTGATTTAATTGCTTGTGATGATGATTTTGATACATTTGTACGTAATCAAGAACAAACAATGATGTATTGTGATACAAATTTGACATCAGCTGGTAAAAAATATTTCAAAAATATCGAATAAAACGCTTGACAAATATCACGTTTTATGATATAATAAGATTATGGTTGACTCCACCATTTACGGAGTCGTTTTCGGGGGATTAGCTCAACTGGTAGAGCACCTGCTTTGCACGCAGGCGGTTAACAGTTCAAATCTGTTATTCTCCATTGATAATGTTTACCAGAGCATTATCAAAACTGTGAAATTTATTGTTTTTTCCATGAATTTCAAACCTCGTGGCGCCTGAAAAGGCGTATCTCGGGATTTAGCTCAGCTTGGTAGAGCACGTGCTTTGGGAGCACGTGGCCGCAGGTTCGAATCCTGCAATCCCGATAACAATTAAAAGCGGTGATACCCAGCCAGAAATGGGTGATAAACACAAGGGGTTCACCCTTGTTCTTTTTTTTACTGTTTTTTTCGCACAAAAAAACAACTCAAAGAGTTGCTTATTTATCCAAAGAAATGTCATTCAAATCTTTTAAGTCTGCCCCATTTAATTCAAAAAGAGCATCAGCCTGAGACACAGCTTCATCATAACCCTGAGAAGTTTTTGTCACTTCTTGAGGATTTTCTTTGACAAAGTCTTGATACAGTTCAAAAGTGTCAGTGTAAGACAAACCATTATCGATTTGGTCTAATACGAAATCCAATTTCTGTTTGTCTAATAGATAACCACCCCACACATCTTGTGTATAGTTAATTGCTTGGTCTAACGCATCTGCTTTATAACCCGCATCTGTAACAATAACACGTGCAATATCATCCACATTTAATTTAAGTGGAATATCACCCGCAATGTATGTAAATGGTTTTTGATTACCTTTTAACGCCTCTACAAATCGATTAGTAATTTCTTGACATTTTTCCTCATCTGTTCCAGACAGCTCAAAAACATCACTCGTGACATTTACAAAATCACGAATTTCTTCTTCACGTAATCGAAAAGTTAAGTTAGAGGCGAAAAATCTTGAAGCTTTTTCAAAAGTTAGATGTTCCGCCATTATTTAACCTCAAATTGTTTGACCGTCACCGAAGTCAATACCAGCGATAATTGAATCTAAATCAATATCAGCCATTTCTTTGGCTACAGTGTTCTGTTGAACCGCTGGTTGTTCAAATTGAATATTATTCATAATGTTATCAATAACATTATCTTGTACCTCAATTGGAGCAATCGTTGGGGTTTCAACAGTGAACGTATCAGTCAAATATTTGTCCTTAAAGTCTTGAATAACACCTCGTAATTGTTGCGCACGTAAAATCAAATTATCCAGCGCAGAGGTTTGTTGAACAACATCATACATGTGTGTACCTACTTTCATTAACTATATCTATTATATCATAAAACGTGACATTTGTCAAGAGCAAACTGTCATGTTTCCGACATGTGTCGGAAATAAAGATACTTAACCAGTTAAGGATATGACAAAAACTACTTTGATGTGTCAAAATAATGTGACAAAATAATACTTAACCAGTTAAGGACGTGACAAACTTGTCATAATGTGACATTTTTATATGTGTGAATGTGACAAAATAATACTTAACCAGTTAAGGATGTGACAAATTTGTCATAATGTGACATTTTTATTTATGTAAATGTGACAAAATAATACTTAACCAGTTAAGGACGTGACAAAAATGTGACAAAACTACTTTGATGTGTCAAAATAATGTGACAAAATTTT